TTGGGCAAGTTGTGAAGCTGCAACAGCATATGCTGTTCAGCACATCAATGAAAACTTCCCAGCCGTAGCACCAAGCACCAACTAATAATCTGATTGTAAAGGACTCCCTGTGAGAGTTAGACCAATACCCCAATATGCAGTAGAACCTGTAGGCGTAATGATCTACTCCCAGGGTGTTCTTACTAACCCAGATAATAACCAAGTCTATCTAGGTATTGTCAACTCGGATAATGGAACAGTGCTAGTACCGAGTGGTACTCTAGCCACCTACGAGAGTACAGGGACTTTCCAGTACCTACTCGAGAGTAACCAGACTGCTATTATGGGTAACTACCAGGTCAACTGGACTTATACCATTAGTGGAACCGCTCGTCAATACCAGGACAACTTTGTTATCGGTGATCAAATGCCGTACTGGCAGAACTTGACCTATGACCAGCGTCAACTGGCAGCAGGTATTGTTCACCGTATTGACAAGAGTTTTGACTCTACTAGTGGTGGTCCTTACCTTCAAGAAATGCAGCAGAGTGGATTCAGTATCTACGAAGAAGTGGCCTTCATGATGAGTACAGAAGCCATTGACTACTGCAACTTTGAATTCCAACCCATCTTTCAACCGAGTTATGAAGTGGGTAATAATGCAATGGCTCCATGGCCCAGTAACTACTATGGAGTTCTTGCTACTCAAACTTATGCTCACTTCTTAAAGCATATTGCTCGTAACTACATTGAACAACCCGCCCCTCAAGGCATGACGGCTGCATGGATGGACCGTAGAGACTACTACAACCGTTGGTGGACTCTCTACACCTTTGAAAAAGAGATTGCCGACAAGCAGCTAAGACAGATGAAGCGTCAATACATGGTGGGTAGTAAGCGTAGCCTATTGGTTGCCGGTGGACTTATTCCTAGAATGTTTGTTAATCCGAGTAGGCCTCACTATCTGTATGCAGCAGTTAATGCCGGCGGTATCTAATGAGTATGGGATGGGTAGACCCAACTACTAGTCCTATTGACCCTAGTCCGGGTCCAGTAATCCAGCCCTCTGGATTATATCAGACACTGCCCTATCAGAATGAAAGTCCTCTTCTTGTAGTCAAGCAGAGAGAGGGTTGGACTCAAACTGATCAACAGAGATTCCATGATGAAACTTTACAGTGGTTTGGTGAGGAATGTGTAGTGAGACTTCTTTGGCGTGCAGAAGATGCTGCAGCCGGATTAGTTACCTATTGCCTTACCTGTCAGGATAGTCCTAACCCCAGTAGTCCCAACGGTACAGTTCAGGCCAGAGCCAGTAAGGTCTATAGACAGACCGGTAACAGTTACTGCCCTGATTGCTATGGAACTACCTTTACCGGTGGTTTCCAACCCATAGCCTATCACCTATATATGTTGGCCAGTGATACTCCAGATGTTCGTAGAGATCTAAGTACCGGTCAGTTCTGGACTCAAAATCCCCGAGTACAGTTCTCCTGGTATCCTCAGATTCGTCAGGGAGATATTGTATTTAGAATCAACTCTTGGAACAATGGAATCCCTACCAGTTGCAATGAAGTGTTCCAGGTCAGTAATGTGAGTCCGGTCACCATTCGTACAGGTCCTGGTCCTAGTGCTCAGTACCCTAACCGAGTGGGCACTACACAACCCTATGCCAACACTACAATTATTGTAAATCAGCAGGCCACCCTAGAAAACCTCTGGCCCGGTCACCCCTACTACTCGGTTCCATTCGTATAATATGCTACTGCCCTCAAGTATAACTAGCCAACTTGCTAGAAGAGCGGTAGAGATTGCTCAACAACTAGCTCCCAAAGATACTGGTAGTGGAGCAGCTGCTATATCTCCAGTTAGTGGTCCTGGTCAAATCGGTATGAACCTTCCGGGTCACATGTTTCTACAGAATAACGGTACAGCTCCCCACATCATGAGAGAGTTGGCTGGAAAGACTATTCCTATTAGAACTCCTAGTGGAGAAATAGTTTTTAGAAGTGCAACTTCCAGTAATATTGGCCGTAATAAAATTACAGCTCGAAATGAAAAAGGTCAGATTGTTACCACCAAGATCACTTGGAAGAATCCAGGTATCAAGGGTCAACACTTTGTAGAGCAGGGTATTCAGCAGGCAGTACGTGAGTGGGCCAGTACCACTACAGGCTCTAGTGTTATTCGTATGCTAGACGAAACTGATCTCAAGTTTCTCATGGATGCCATTAGAGAGGTTCGTTAGATGTTTATAACTGCAGTTAAGATTGCCATTGTAGAGGCATTGGTGGCCGGTTATAGAGCACTGAATCCTACAGGAACTCCTAACCTAACCGGTCAGTTCAATCTACCTCAGGATACTACTCTAGACCTAACTCCCAATAGTGTTACTATTGAGTATCCACTAGAGGAAGTTCAATGGCCTGCTATCTTTGTTCAATTTAGACCCACTACTACCAAGTGGAGTGGTCTATACCCCGATACCTATGTCTACCCAAGTGGTAGTACTATCTCGGGAAGTCAAGCCGCCATCTCATCCAGACAGGGTTACTTTGAGGGCAACATCGATCTACAGATCTTGGCTATACACTCGGAAGAACGAGACCGCTTACTAGATTCACTCTACAACCTAGTACTCATGAATCCCGGTAACCCAGGAAGTAATGCCTTTTATAACAGTATCAATGCAAATGATTTAATCGGAATGACCCTTCTCCAAGGCACTGTAACCAGTCTCGGAGATACCGTTTCACCCTCAACCCCGTTTAGCCCCGAAGAATTGACCTATGAAGCCAGTATAAGAATCCAATGTGTTGGAGACTTCTATGAAAGCAAGTTTGCTTTTGGTCTGCCTACACTTACTTCTGTAACCTTGAGTGGTAGTCAGAACTACGTGGTATTTTCTGGTTAACATTGTAACTTTTCTTTTAACTAATACAAAGTACCTGTAAGGAGCAATTTCTATGGCCGTCAATAACTATCAGAATCCTGGAGTTTACGTAACGCAAGTTACTAACCCATCACTGAGCACCGCTAATTCTACTTCACTCAACATCTGCTTCCTAGCCAATGCAAGTGGCAACAATCCAGTAGCTCCACAAACTGACCGTTTTCTAGTGGTTTCAGGCTCTACTACAGCCAACTCTTTTGCGCTAACTCAGAGCGGAGTTGTTACTAGTTCTTTAGTAGTGACCAACAACACTACAGGTACTACACTTGTAAGTGGTACAGACTATAGCTTCACTACTACAAGTGGAGTTACTACAATCACTACCATTACCGGTAGTACCAACATTGCTGCACTTGGTGGAGCCGGTTGGATTGCAGCTAACTACAACTATGCTAGTGCAGTTCCTGGTCAGACCTATAAGTTCTATAGCTTCAATAGTGTTCAGCAGACCTTTGGTCCAGCATTCAACTTTAATAGCACTACAGGTGCAGTGAGTATTAACAGTCCTGCAACTCTTGCCGCTTGGCTTGCTTTCCAGAATGGTGCTCAAGTTGTAAGTTGCCAGAATATTATCTCAGCTAGTGGTAATGCCGGAACCGAGCAAGACTTCTTGAATGCCGTACAGGGACTTACTAATGTTCCCGGTATCGATGTCATTGTTCCTCTAAAGTATGACACTACCTACAATACAGGAACTACAGGAACTCTTTTTGCAGGTCTCAATAGCTTCCTAATTGCTCAGGCCTCCAATGGAGTATTCCAACGTGCATTCGTTGGTATGGACTCTACAGTGACCAGTGCCAACCTAATTAGTACGGTTAGTCGTATTACTACTAGTTTGGCCGGTGGTAGTGCAACCAGTGGAACTCGTATGACGCTTGCTGCTCCTCAGCAGATTAATATTAATCCAGGCCTAAATAGCACTACGGGTATTAGTACCGGATATATCACCATTGATGGTTTCTACTTGGCTGCAGTTCAAGCCGGTCTATTTACAGGCCAGCCTGATGTATTCGTTCCAATTACCCACAAGGTAACTCAGGGTATTCAGAGTATTCCTAACCAGATTAGTAGCCAGGACAGTACAACTCTACAGAGTCTAGGTGCCTGTGTTGTTCGTCAACGTGCAAATGGACAGATTTATGTTCGTCACGGTTTAACGGTTAATACCACCAACTGGTTGACTCAAGAAATCTCAATTAATGCTATTGGTGACCGACTTAGTAACAATATTCAAAAGAGTATTGACAACAGTGAACTTATCGGTAGTCCTCTAACTACGGGTACTCTTGCAGCACTACAGAGTACAGTTCTAGCCACTCTAATGCGTTCGGTTAATACTAACCTAATTCAGAGCTACCAGAACCTTACCTACGCGATTAGTCCTACTAATCCCACTACAGTTAATGTGAGCTTCCAATACTCACCTACTGTGCCTCTAAACTACATTAATGTGACCTTAAGTATTAATAGTCAGACCGGTCAAGTAACTACATCCAGTAATACTGGTGCCGGTGTAATAGGCTAGGAGAAATAATAAATGGCAACCTCAAATTTTCGTGTAGGTGGTGGGTATACTTCCATTAATTTTAATGGGAAACCCCTACTATATGTCGACCTTATTCGTGAAACTGCACCACGTCCAGTAGCAGCACCTCAGGCTATCCAGCCCATTGACTCACCATATCCAATCGAAGTAGCTTTCCCAGCTGCACTTGAAGCCGGTACACTAGAAATTACTTTCCGTGAAGAGTGGGGTGCAGAAGTTTGGGCCTACCTTCCTGGTGCCGGTTTCCAGAATGCTAATGACCTCCTAGATGTATTTAAGACACAGTTAACTGGTTCAGCACTAGGCAATGACTGGACTGTCACCAAGACCATTAAGTTTCCTGGTGGATCTGGTTCACGTATTATTACCTATATGGGTATTGTAGTTGTTAATGTTATGGTTGACGAAACAGTAAACATTGGAACAATGACATTCCCCAAGAGTGTTCAGATGATGTATCTACGTCGTCAAGAATCACAAAATGTTAATGCCAACTTTGGTGGCACACTACCCACTTATAATTAAGTTTAAGAAAGGAAAGAAACTATGCCTGCTCGTTCAGTAGTAGTTCAATTGCAAAATGGAGTCGGACAAGCCATTCTTCCCGACCACCGTAAGATGTTGCCTGGAGTTCAATATGTTATTGACTGGGACACTTTTGAGAAGATCTCAAATGGTGCTCGTCAAAATGTAATCCAGGTTGTATCAATCAACAATGACTCAAGTAACCTTCCAAGTACTTTTGTCCCAGCTCAGACCCAGACCGGGAGTAATAACTTCCTCAACATTCAGTCTGCTCTAACCACCACTAGCACCACTCCATTCTCATGGCAGGCTGCAGGATTTGCTGCACAAGGTGTTGACGGTAACGGAGCTGTTGGTGTTGGTCCTACTACCTATGTAGAGCTTGGTAGTGCTCTTATTGGTCCAGCCAATGAGCGTTACGAATATGTCTTCAACGGTGGAGCCACTGTAGCCAGTGGTGGAGTTGCTGTATGGCTTGATGAAAATAACCGAGTTATTACCAACAACCGTCCGGCCTACAACGTATTTGTTGATGGTCAGGGCACCCAGTTTGTTCAGAGTGTTAATGTTACCGGTGCACTAATCAGTGGCCAAGTTTCAATCGGTACCAAGCAAGGTCGTTTCGCTGGTGTTCCAGTGGTCACCATTGCTAGTGGTTACTTTGGTTGGATTCAGACCGAAGGTTTCTGCCCTTACCTTACCGTAAGTGGTGCAGTAACCGCTGGAGCCACTCTTGCAGTTGGTGGTGCCGGTGTTGCTGTTTCTCAGGCCGGTGGTAGTGAAGTTATTACAGGTATTACTGTTAGTGGTACTGCTCTTAGTAACAACGTATTTGGTACTGCACTTACTGCAGCCACCAATGGTGCACTCACTGCAGATCTTCGCTCAGTATCAAGCAAGATCAAGTACAAGAGATTCCTTAACAAGAACTAATTAATACACTATAATAGTGGTAGATGCCTTGTGGGCGTCCTAGACCCGGGAGTATTAATGGCAAAAAATAGTACATCAAGTGTAAACCCCCTAGGTGCAGAACGGTTTCCGGATCAATGGAAAGATCGTTTCGAAGGCCTTCTGTACCTGGGGTACTTGCACAAAGAAGTAACCAGTATCCCGTTTCACACTTTCGTAGTAAGAACATTAACGGTCAACGAAAAGCTCGAAATCTCGTTGGCTACCAAAGAATATCAAGACACGCTTGGATATGGTAGGGCGTATCGGGCGGCAGTGGTTGCTGCAGGTCTCGAAAGTGTTGACGGTCAGGAGCTCATTGCTTCTGTTAAAGGCACTAATATCTTTAGGCAAAAGTTCGAGTATGTGATCAACAGTTGGTATGATGGAGTCATCGATCTTCTCTATATGGAGATTGACGCACTTGAAGGCCAGGTACTAAAGGTTCTTCAAGAACTTGGCATCTATGCATCTAACAAGGATGATACACCTATTTTCAAGGATGAAAAAGGTACAGGTGACGACCCAAAAGATGGGAAGTAGATCCTTACGTTCTATACCACTCTAGGTTGGCCTATGAACGGGGTCTACTATCCGGTTGTGATCTCAATAAAGTACAAGAAGAAATCCTTGTAGTCTATCTTCTTCATAAGCAGAGGCGTGAAACCGAACTTGAAGAAACTCGCTTTGAACACCAATTGCTCATTCACAGACCCGAGGTCTATAAAGAGTATATGGCCAGTAAGGAAGCCAAGCTTGAAGAAAATCTTGGCTATGACGAGATTCAATGGATGGCCCCTGAAGATGCCGCTGAAGCTCGTGAACTGCTAGATACCATTGCACAAGCTCACCAACAACTCGTTCTCGATGAAGATGAAGAAGAGAGTTTTACAGCCGATCTAGCTGCTCTACAACACTTCCAGGGGATTGATATCGCTCTATTAGGAGATGAAGAAGATGGCGTCTGACAATATTATGGGTCCAGAGGACATAATTGCCTCTGTAGGAATTGAACTCAATAATATTGAAAGCTCAATTGCCCAGGCACAAACACTGGCTGGTGAGATTGGTGACTGGAGTAAGAACACTGAGGCCTGGGGTAAGAGTATTGCAGATGTCAATACCATTCTTAGTCAGACCAGTGAACAGTTAGAGAAGCAGGTTGAAGCTCAACAAGAGCTAGTTGCCGGTCAAGAGCAACTAAGAGACATCGGTGCTGTAGCAGCACAAAATGCCAAGAACATGGCCGATTACTATCGTGATCTTAGCGGTGTACTCAATAATATGGCCGGTAATCTCAATATCGTTGGAGCTCTAGGGGCCACTGCTGGATTTGGTGGTGGAGGAGCCATGGGTAGTGGCAATAATGGCCCACCCATAATGCTCGGTAATCCCGAAGACGGACTAACTCAAGAAGAAGCAATGCCTAGTAGTGCTGCTGGAGGTCTTGGTGGAGGTAACTTATTCCAGAGTGTTATGATGGGCATGACCGGTAGAACTAGAGGTAGTGCTGCTGGTGCAGGTAAGGGTAAAGGACCCTTAAGTGAAGAAGAGGCCATTGCTGCTGCTAAATTTGGCAGAGTCAAAAACCTAATGAATATTCCCTACTACTTACCGGGTGGTAAAGCCTCACTTGCTGCTCGTTATATTGATAGAGCTTCAGGTGGTAAACTTAGTAATTGGGCTCAAAATCAACAATGGATTACCGGTAAGGGTGATGTTAGTGCTGCACAAGCGTCATTTGAAGAAGCCGGTGGTACTGGAAATTATTTAGCTGCTAAAGGTATGGGTGCTAGTGAACTAGCAGAAGCCGGTATTGCAGGGGATGCAGTTGCAGCCGGTGATGCAGCAATGCTTAGTGGTGGAATAATGGGAGTGGCAGCAGTAGCAGCTCCAGTAGCAGCTGTAGCAATTGGAGCCTATCAAGCATATAATGCCTATGCCACTTATGAGCAGCAAGGGCAACTCTTAGGCTCACTTACCGGTAATACCAATTCGGGTAAGATGGTGGGCATGGAAGCCAACACCTGGTTTGATACCTTATTTAACCCTCGACTGAGTTATGGTGCCATGAAAGATATTATGACAACCGGACTTGCTGCTGGTTATCAGGGTAATGTCGGCTATGGTGGTGGAGACTATGGAACCGGTCTACTCGGTGCCTATACAGGTTTTGCAGCTGGAGCCTATCAAAATTATGGTCAGAGTTCCCAAGACTCAATGGCTATGTTTCAAGCAGGGGTTATTCAAGCTGGAGCAAGTGCAACTCAATTAACTGATGCCTTAAGTAGCCTAGCCAATGTTAGTGCAACTACTAATACTAGTTTTACAGTTCTTAAAGAAAACTTTACTAGCTTCCTAAACACCATTACTGGACTAGGTGGAACCGGTAATGCTGCAGTACAATTGGCCACTGCCAATGCACTAACTAATGCCAATAATCCTCTCTTAAGTGGAGCAGGAAGTACAGCTAGTATGCTTCAAGGCACTGTAGGGCAGGCCTTGGCTGCTAACCAAATGGGTGTATCTTATACTCAGATGTATAACCTAAGCCAGACTGCAGGAGGTCTACAGAAAGAAGCAGCAGCAAGTAATGCTGCATTTCTCAACATTCTTAAAAATATGGGACTCTATCCCGGTATGCCCAATCTTAACGAAGCAGTTGGCAGTCTGGCCTATGCTCTACCTACAATTCTTACAGAGCTCGGAATTCAAAATCCCAAGAAGGGTCCTTGGACAGAAGAAACTGCTGTAAACTATGTTATTCAAGCACTATCTAATGGTGGTACAGGAGAAAGTTCTGCTAACGGTAGTGTCAAGAGTGTTACCGGACTTATTAATACATTAACTGGTGGTAAGTCAGGTTCTGCAGGTACAGCTAATGCAGTTAATGCTATAGCAAGTCAACTTGGTGGTTCAGCTAGTATGGTTAGAGATAGTAGTTATGCAGAAGTAGATATCAATGGTAACTGGGAAGCATTAAATTATATAAATAATTTAAGTTCAAGTCAACAACAACAAGTTCTTTCTGCAATGCTTCAAGGTCAGGATAAAGTTAGACTTGGTAATTCAACTCCATTCTCAACCCAAGGCTCTGCAACAACCCTAGGAACTCTTTTTAAGAATCAAACACTTCAAGGCATAAATAATGGTTCAGTTACTCAAGGTCAAATGCAAATAGAACTAGGGCCCAAGGCCGCAGCATTATTCCAACTTGTTCAGAATCCACAGGGACTTAGCAATCAACAGATTAAATACTTGGCAAGTCAAGGACTCAGTGTTAATACTGGGCAAAGGTCGGGTTATAGTATCTAATGGTCGATACAGCCACCATCACACTGGGAAACGCTCTTACTGTCAATCTCCCGTATAATCCCAATAATACCACTTGGGAGTATGACCTTAATCGTCAAATTATGGATACTAAGGGTGGACGAGTAGTACAGATTCTTTCCACTAATGTTCAGCAGATGAATGTTCAAGGAGATGCTGGTAGTCGGCCTAAACTATTAAAACTATTTTCTGATATCAAAGCACTACAAGCAGCACAAATTCAACAACAAAATAGTGCAAGTCTAGTTATTCCTGCAGCATTTGCAGAAAATGGCTCTATTGCACTTGATGTCTATATTCAAAGTATCAATATTGGATGGGACCCTACAACAGTTACTTATCCCTATAATATGGTACTACAGGTTGAAGATTCAGCCAATTATGGAGCATTGGGCTCTAATATTACAGCCGCTGTTTTAAATGGACTAAGCACTGCATTTGGTTATTCACCTACTATTGGTCAAACTGTAAATGGTCAATTGAACCTTACTTACCAAGGTTTGCCTGCCAATCAAGTGCTTTCAATTGCACAACTCTCCACTATCCTTGCACCCAATACTAGTTATATACCCTCTACTAGCTATACTCCTAGTGCTAGTAATACAGCCATTAATGGAGCGTTTGGAGTCTAATGAATACTAATAATAATATTGCTGCTAATTGTGCTATCTCACAACCTATTCTTTATCCTGAGCAGGAAGTAATCCAATTCAATGGATTTGCTTGGAGTAATTCTCTGGGTATGATTATCCAGAGCACTAATATACCCAATCTCAATCCCGACCAGTGGCTAGGAAATCAAAACTAATATGGTACTAGCTCAAAAACCCATTACTAAACCAAGTCTTGATAGTGCTAACTCTGCTACTATTACTGTAGAAGGTAATGCTTTAATTTCTCTGTCTACCCAAGATCAAATGGGTAACCTTGTTACTTCGGGTTACGGTGTATGGCTTACTGGTTTTAGTACAGGTATCCAGACTCAATTTACTAGTAATCAAGTTCAAACTGGTATTGCTTGGAGTCCCATTCGTCGTAGTGAGCAAATGGTACAGTTTACTATTGACTGGCCTCTACAAACCTTTACTGGTACAACAATAAGTGGCCAGTATGACTATAATGGTTTTACGGCCATGAATGCTTTTCATAATGCTATTAGAGCTCATCAACAATTGTCAGCCACTCAAGGTTTAACACCTCCACCCATGAATTTATTATACTATAATGGTTTTTCTGGAGCCTATGTAGACCCTAATGGAGTTATTACTAATATTCCACCAATCCTAGTGGAGCAATGGAATAGTAGACTCAACACTACAGAATTTGTTAGTGCAGATAACTCTATGATAAATAATAACTTAACTGCCTATATAGATTATTCTCGGACTGATATTAATGGTAATCCACTGGGAATTAATCCAGTAGATAGCTCTCTAGTACTTGAACCAATTCAATATCAGGGCTGGATTCAAGCTGTAAGCAAACAGTATGATAGGTTTCAAGCAGTATATAGTATGCAATATATGATGAACGTCATTACTCCTATGCAGGATACTGTCAACTCAACTGTATATTACAGTGCAAATACAGTTCAAGGTATTTCAAGACAACTACTGCCTACTCAAAATAATGTGTTTAGTCAAGGTGCAAATTGGACTCAAGCTACAATTAGTATGAGTAATGGAATCAATATTGATGGGATCCCGGGCTAATGGCTACTTCCAGTAATACAGGTACCTACTTCTATAGTCCCGATGTTAAGGCTTACATCAAGAGTGCAGCCATTACTGACTCTAAGGGCAATCCTAGAATTCTAGACCTTTCTGGAGATATTATGAATGTCTCTGTTACTCGTCAAATTAATGCAACCAGTACTGCCACTTTACAGTTGTCCAATAAAGACTGGAAGTATACTCCAGGGTCACGAGATGATAACTATAATCAACCACTACCTATTGAAACTATGGACCAACTTGTTATCTTTATGAAGAGACAGAATTGGCTTCAAGTATTTAGTGGTTATGTAACCAATGCTCCAATTGCCACTCTAGTACCCGAACCTGTTACAGTTCAGGCAAACTGTACTCTATACAAAGTACAGAATACTTTCTGGGATGTTGGTAACCCAGAATTTCAATCACTAATGCCAGGACTACTACAGAGTGCAGCCAATACTGCCAGTAAGTGGGCAGATGGTGGGGCAGCACAAGGTATTGTAAATGTACTAACCCAAGTTGTAGGGTGGGATAGTAACAAAATTCATATTTCAGCCATCCCTGATTCTTGGACTAGTAATGTCAAAACAATTTATAGTAGTGTACTAAAGTCACTACCTCAAAATACTACAGATACTCTTATTAGAGCTCTTGATGGTGCTGGAATTATTGCAGGTCAGAATCTTATTGGTACTGGTATTACCGGTAAAGGTCAGGGTAACTATGTTACCTATAGTGGACTAAGTCCACAACTCATTCAAGCAGTCGCTATCCCTAACGGGTTCCAGACTTATGCTACTCTACCTCCAGGTGGCAGTAAACAACAAGTGGACTCAGAGGGTAATCAGGGCATTGTAACCGTAACTGTACCCGTGAAAGATGTACTTAAATACTACCATGTTGATGGTAAGAACAACCCCACAGGAGACTCTGGTCAGGACCCAGATTGGTGGTGTGTAATCTCTTGGCCATACTTTGTCAATAACTTTGACTCTACAACAGTTGCTGAAGCCATTAAATGGTTGCAGACTGATGGCTATAATGGAGCTAGTGGACGTCACTTACTACTTACAAGTGTAACTAATGCTCGTCAAGTGGTGGTTAAGGCCAGTATTGCTGGGTATACTGATAATAATATTGTTATTAGTAGAACTGCTTGGGAGTACTTAGCTGGTGATCCCATTACCACTAATGTAGCGGCCAATAATATTAGTCCTACTGGTACTGGTAACTACTATAGTACTAACTCAATTGTAGTTACAGCTGCCTGGGCCAATACCAATGCAAACGGTACAGGAACTACAGTTAAGGGTATCCAGGATACTACTAACCTTCAAGGTCAGTTGCAGAGTTATGGATTTGCTAGTGGACCTACACTTGCTGAACAACAGTTGACCACTACAACTACCACTAAGTCGGCAACAGGAGCTACAAGTACTACTAATAAGAGTTCTACTCCTGCCTCTACTTATACAACTCTTACCCCTAATAAGAGTTCTACTCCTGCCTCTACTTATACAACTTTTACCCCTAATAGTGGTAGTAGTGGCTCTATAAACCCAGTCTCTACAGGTAAATATGGTACTACTACTGCAAGTGGTAATACTAGTAATAGTATTGGTATAGCAGCATTAGCTTGGGCTCGTCAACTAACTGGAGTTCCATATAAGTATGGTGGTACTTGGCCAGAATCTGGAGGTACTGACTGCTCAGGACTAGTGCAATGGGCCTATAGTAAGGTAGGGATTAGTCTTCCTCGTAGCACCTACGATCAGTATCTAGATTATCAGTTACCTAGAAATGAACCTTTACAGCCTGGTGACCTTCTATTTATTGCTGGTGGTGACCCTCAAGGCAATAAACCAGGCCACGTAATGATGTATGTAAGCCCAGGTCAGGTATTTCAGGCTCTAGAAACTGGTACTAGAATTGGTCAGTTTGCTTATCCTACAGCTCAATATGAGTATGCCACTCGTCCTGCATTACAAAATCCCAAAACTCCAAGAGTTCCACTTCCACCTCCTAGTAAAACAACAACTATTACTAGTCAGATTACCAATAATGGACCAAGCTTTAATGCCACCTTTACTGCTCCAACTATTGACACTGAAACTCTACTATTCCTAGGCAGTCCAAGAGCATTTATTACAGACCAACCGGTTATGAATGCAGTTAATAATATGGCCACTGGTGGACTAAGACAATTCCAGAGTGCTCCTAATGGAGACTTTGTTGCCTGGTTCCCCGACTACTTTGGACTCTATGGACAAGCTCCAACTCTCAATATTGCAGATATTGAAATTATTGACTTTCAACTCTATCATGATGACACTCAACTTGCAACTCACATTGGAGTAAGTGGAGACCAGATTAATCTAGGTACCAGTGTTGGGCTAATTGACTGGATACAGAGTAATGGTATCATTAGTGTTCAAGTAGAGCAGGTAATGGCTCAACTATTTGGTTTCTCCAGTGTGGATGCTCTCAACAAGGCCTTTCCAGACTTTAGTAACCAATTCCTATTAAGATATGGTATGAGACCTCTTACTCAAGAGCAACCAATTATTCGTAGTCATGTTACTGAATTTTTCTATGCTTGGCAACTTTTTATGCAAAGTTGGGCAAATCAATACAGTGTTCAAGTACAGTTTACTTTTATGCCAGAACTCTACCCGGGTATGAGAGTACGACTGCAAGATCACGGTATTGAAGTCTATGTTCAAAGTGTAAGTCATCAAGGAGACCGTGCAGGAGGATTTACCACCACTGCACAAGTAACCTGTCCGGTATATAGAGCTCATGCTAGTGATCCAAACCCCACTTTTTTGCACTACGGTTACCCTAGAAATGGTAATATCTAATGGCACTTCAATATAACACTGCTAATACTGTTACTTTTCGTAGAGTCACTCTACTTAATGATCCCTATACTAATGAACTTACTGGGCTGCCTTGGGTTCAAGGTCAAGATAATAGAGGATTTCAGTATCAGATCACTCTAGATGCACTTCCACCTGGAACTACTATTAATAGTATTGCTCAGGGGCAAGTATGGTTTATTGATAATGAAACTAGTGCCTGGAGACTCAAACTATGGGCCGGTACAGTGGATAACCCTATTACTATTGCTAGTGGTAATCAGAGCGGTATTAATAGTTACGGTAATTTCTATGATACTACTACTCAGTCTGGAGTAGCTAATACTCCTTATGCAATGACACTCAATACTAACGTACAGAGTGATGGATTTACAATAATTTCTGGAAGTTATCTAACCAATACTTATAGAGGGCTCTATAATCTTACTTATTCAGCACAATTTTATGATCCCGGTCTTAGTGGCCAGGGCACTAATAGTGTCTATATCTGGCTTAGACAAGATGGAACAGACGTCCCTTGGAGTAGTGGTGTTGTATCAATGGGGGCTAAAAACCCTTATATTCTTCCTTCCTGGAACTTTGTAGCCTACATGGATGTAGGAAGTACAATTCAACTTATGTGGGCTTCTCAAGACTCTACTACAGTGATTAATGCACAGTCTTCACCCTCTCTTGGACCCTCAATTCCATCAGTAACACTCACTGTGAACCAGATCGACTAATGTACAAAACCCTTAAACTCAACGGAGAAGTATGAAAACCCTACAAGTTTCTAACGGTGATATCCAGTTGGATACCGGTGGGAGACTCAAGTTTGTCCTAGGTAGTAATAAACTAACTCAAGACATTGCACTTTGGCTCCAAGAAGAGTATGGAGTCGGTTACACTACTCCTAACTTTGGTAGTATTCTTGAAAGTCTTATCGGTGGTCCAGTTACTAGTGGTACAACTAGTCAGATCCAAGTAGAAATTCAACGTGTTCTTAGTCTTTACAGAGCACAACAAATTCAAACACTTCAAAGTCTTCAACAAGCATCACATCTTTCATACTATAATAAGTCTGAAATTATTCAGAGTGTAGGCAATATTTCAGTGTACCAAGGTACAGGATTTATTGGAGTTAATGTTTCTATTACTACACTTAGTAACTCTACAGTTGCTCTAAACCTACTAATTACTCCCAACGGAATTCAGGTTAATAATGGCTGATACTAGCTCGGTACTCAATAGACTTCTTACTGCACTATCAGTATCTGACCCAACCTGGGATACTACAGTGGGTAGTGCCACCTACAAGATTTTAGAATCAGTGGCCAATGAAATTGCTAGTGCCAGTAATAACTCTACTCTACTTACTTACGGTTATGATGTTACCAGTAAGTTTGGAACTGAACTTGACGCTTTTGTAAACCTATTCGGTATCACTCGTCAATTGGGTACACGAGCAATTGGTACTGTAGTGTTCGGTACTAGTTCACCAGCACCTCAAAATTATGATATTCCTCTAGGCACTCAAGTTTACTCGAGTAGTAATCAGTACCAGAGCAATATTGCTTTTACTACAACTTCAACAGCAACTCTAGCTAGTGGTAATACCGCCATTATTGTACCCGTAATGTCCACTCTACCGGGTAGTTTTAACAATCTACAAACCGGTAGTATTGATTCTATTACCACTCCTCTAGTAGGCATCACTTCAGTTACCAACGAGAATGCAATGTCTTATGGTACTGATACCGAGACAGATGTTCAACTACAGCAGAGATTTCTTAATACTGCTTTTAGCAACTTTGCTGGAACTGCAAATAAGTTTCTTAGTCTAGCTCAAAATAACCCTGCTATTACTCAAAGCAATGTAGTGGGTGCTCAGCAAAACTACGTAGAAACTCTACAAGTGGTTACAGTATTAAGTGGTACCGGTAGTTTTAACCTAGGACTACAAACTCAAGCTCAACTAATTGCAATTAGTGGTAGTACAGTGGCCAGTGGCTATGTAGGCCTACTAGAACCTAATGTTACTATTCCAATCTCTAGCACCACTCCACCAAATATTATTGCTCCCGGCAGTACAGTTACTTTTGATGGTACCAACTACAACTTGAGTTCTACAGTTAGTGGAAATGGTAATCTCAATATTGCCTATACCTATAGTGGTTCTGCTCCAACCACTCTAACAGGTACTAGTACCTATGCTGCTGTAGCTACAACTCTTAGTGGACTTCTCAATAGTGCAGCTCTTAACTATGGTAACTCAGTTACTGTTACTGTTACTGGAGCTGATACTACGGTTAGTGGAGTAGCACAAATTACCTTTAGTCAAAACATCCCTTGGAATATAGTGGTTACTAGTGGAACTAGTGTTTCAGCAGTTAATACTATTACTAGTCAAATTCCAGACTCTAAGTATTGCTATCCAGCCGGTAATGAACTAGTGGGAGTAAACTTTAATAACCCCGTTAGTATTGCTAGTAACTTTAATGCTCCTCTATTCACTCGAGGGGTTGACTATAACTACCTACAGGCCTCTGGAACTCCACCACTAGCTCTACAGATTACTTTTAATACCAATGCCGGTAATGCACCTTATACCTATACTGGAGCTAATGTTCAGCTTCAATCTAGTTATATTCCAATAAGTAGTAGAGTGACTACGAGTGGAACCACTATTCTCAATCCCAACTATGTAGATATTTTTATCAATAGTACTAACACTCAAACTATAACCGAGCAAGTGGTTATGGTTACTGGTAATACTATTGCACTAAGTGGAACCGGTGGTTGGTTGCAGGCCAATAACTTTGTACTAGCCAATAATACTATCGTACCTAGTGGTGGTTACTACATTAACTTTACCCAAAATCCTATAGCTAACTTTCCATATCAAGTTATTAACAATAATGCTCCAAGCTTTATCTCTTTTGGTAACTACAACTTCCCAGTTGCTCTACTTCCTCAAAGAGTTAGTCCTGCAATTACAGTTACAGGCACAGCTGGTAGTAATCAACTCTATACCACCACTAGTATTAGTGGACTCCAGGTGGGACTAGTAATTAGTGGAACTAATGGTGCTACTACAAGCCTAAGTGGAATTGGGACCGGTAACTACATCACAGCACTTACTCCAGGTAACCCTAATATTATTACTCTAGCCAATAACCTAAGTTCAAATGTAAGTACAAGTACCGCTTGGGTAGCAGTAATGTGGCCTGCCTATGATGTTACCTCAACTGCTGGAAGTATCTTAGATGCATCAGCTCCAGTACTAGAAGCCACCGACCCAACTGGTAGTTATGGAGCCAATTATCCTAGTGCTACTCCTAACCAAGTTGGAATCTTTACACATGATTACTACTCTGACGTAGTAAATATCAATAACCTGGCTCAGCAAAGTAGAGTTGTAGGCAGTAATGTATTGGCTCACCAAGCACAGTTCTTAAACCTAGTAGTCAATCTCTCTATTGTCTATACTAACACTGCTAATGCTATAGCAACCAACTCTGCTATTCAAGCGGCAATTACTAACTACTTTCAAAATATTCCATTCGATACTAGTGTAAGTCTTTCTAGTATTCTTAATAACGCCTTTAATGCAACTGGTGTTCAATCTGTTAGAATCTCTACTGCTACAGATAATCCAGTCAACTATGGAGTTCAGTTGGTAAACTTGAATGGTTCTATTAGAAAGACTTATACAAAAGATATTCTATTAGCTAATAATCAACTACCTAACCTCTACAGTATTAACTACACTGTATTCGGTGTTAACAACTTCTAATGTCTAACGGTAACTCTTACCCAATAAATATAAATCAGACACTGCTCTGGAAGACCAGAAACTTTCCAGACACTGTCTATAATTTTGACCCACTTGACAACCTTACTACTTTAATGTCTATCCTATTGGGTAATAGTGGAACAGGGCAGTTATCTTCAGTACAGTCTGCAGCAAAAATTACTCAGCAATACTTGACTTACTCTGACTTAGAAAATACTATTGGTCAACTTCTTAATGCTCCAAGACTGCCTAATGAAATCTACAACTCTAATGTCAATCCTTTTACAGATCAGTTAACTATTAGTCAGTGGCAAGATGTCTACATTAAAGACTCTAATTACCGTGAACGACTAATTGGTATGATTGCCGCTCTACTTAGAGGTGGAAATCCTTTAGGTATTCAAGCAATGTCCGAAGCTGTTTACCAAAATCCTGTACAAGTAGTTGAAAATTGGACTAGTGCTAGTGGAGTTATGGCCACTAATAACTGGTCTCGAGGCCTAGGACCCAATGAAGTTGTAGTTATCCCTACAGGTCCAGTTTCTATTCCAGTAGCTAGTGGTATCCGTAACGGAGCACTTAAGGCAGTAGAAAGTCTTGCTCCTGTAGGTGCAATTATTACTCAGATATCAGGAGTTGTAGATAATTTTACTCCTCTAACCTATACTTCAATCTCAGGTAACTCAGAGTTCTTTTATCTTACTCAAACAGTTACTGCAAATAATGTCAACATTCCTAGTTATGTATTGGGTAGTACAGACCCAACAGTTACTAGTCGTTATTGGCTAACTAATAACCAAGCTCAACAGGCTCCATATTTTGCCTACTTGCAGTCTCAAGAATCCTTAATTGATCTCACTAATAATATTTCAATTGTAAATGTTACTCCATATGCCAATGGTCAAGCCTTAGTGGTCTCAGGAACTACAACCCCTCTTGGTAATCGTAATCTCAGTGTTACTAGTACTTTCTTTGGAGCAGTGTAATGCCACTTATTCCTACTAATCCCAATCCCTTACAAGACTATGTAGGACCTTATGCTGCTCCTATGACTACAGATGGACTTGTAGTAAATGGAGTTTATGCAGTAACAGGTGTAGTCAACACTGTAGGAGCAAATACCAATAGCTACCAGGACCCAGTTACTGGACAGATTAGTGATATTAGCTCTCTTAGTGTACCTTTTGTAAATGAAGGCACTGTATGGACTTCAGGTATTGTTGATGATATAGTTAATACCTCCTATCAATTGGACTTTAAGTTTAATAGAACCACTTACATTAATCAAGTCTCTTTTAGTATGCTATCAGTACCTTGTTCTTGGGTGCTTTACCAGACTACAGTTAGTGGAGTAAACCAATTGACTGGTGGAATCATCAATAGCTACGATACCACCAATTATCAGCACATAAACATGCAACTAAATCAAACCTATCAGTTTGATGTCAATACCAGTCTAACTCTAGTAATTAACAAGACTATTACCAATACGCAGTATAACTTTTCTGTCAAAGACTTCCTAGTAAGTCTATCAGTATTGGGTCTCAATGATCTAACTGTTAATAATACTCTAGTATCAGGAATTACCACTCAGAACAATCTGGGTTTTGTAGAGAACTTTAACCCTGCCAAATATCCACTTACTAATATTAATGATAATAGTAGTGCTACTTTCTGGAAGTGTACCCCTCAACCCACTGGTGACTCTATTGTCTATTTTGTAATTGACTTGGGCTCACTACAGGTATTTAATAGACTCTACATTGACCCACTCTACACTGGAACTGTTTTCAATCTCTACTTCTCTTATGATGCACAAGTATGGACCCCAGTAGATCGAGACTTTAGACTCAAAAAGGGTATGTATGAACTACCCACCACTCAAGCTCGTTATCTAAAGTTTGAATTTACCCAATTGGTCCCGGAACCTTACAATCTTCAGTTCGATTCTATCCCTAGAACTATCAATGTGTTCCCCGACTGGGTAGACAACTTCTATACCAATATTGAACAAGCAATCCCCGATATTGCTTCACAGGCCTATGCCATTACTGCTTATAATGCTCCTAATGTGCCCTATAATAATCAAATTGCTTCTAACAATCTTTTGGGTGCAGCAACTAATAGTCTCAATGGTGGTGCCTATGGTAACTCACTAGGAGCTACTAATACAACCAATGCAGCAACTATCACTGACCCTACAGTTAGTTACAAGACTTTGCAGGACAATGGTGGAGTTGGAAGTACTTATAATCCTGTTAGTGATGTTGCTTTTATCACTCGTAGATTTCCTTACTCCTCTACCCACACTTACAAGCAACTTACTATTAATCAAACCTGGCACCAAGCCTACTTTACGGGTATTAAGAATCTTCAACTATTTAAGTTAAACCAGTCAGTCCAGATGGACTATGCTGACTTTACTGCCTATTGCATTACTAACCCTAGTAGTGGTACTACAATTATTAGTGCTAGTGGTACAACTGCCAACTTTAGAACTCCATCAATTGTAACAGTAAATGTTAGTGGCAATAACTACTCTACGGTAAGTGGTAGTGGTTACTATGGTAATGCAGGAAATACCATCTACACCAAGAACCTACAAACCTATACTCAATTTAATAGTTTTAAGTTTGCAGCATTAAGTTCTGACTGGCAACCCTTCCTGACCAATGAGCAGACCACTCTACAAGGTTCCAGTCTTGCTGCTTTAGGAGTTACTACTAGTGGTATTGTTACTATCAGTGGATTACCTACCTATGGTTCTGGCTATGGTATCTGGCAACTAACTCCAAGTGGAGCCGGAACTAGTACTCCAATTATTCAAGACTGGGTACAGTCAGCAGCAGGTGGTGGAGCTAACCTACTCACTACAGCAGAAGCATTTGTAGTCAGTGGGACTGGTTGGACTGGACCATTAGTGGGTACCAAAGTTACCAATGCAAGTATTAGTGGAGTTACTTCAGTAAGTATTCCAACAGTTACCAACACCCCTTGGACTTATGACTACGGTGATACTTCATATGGTCTAAGTAGTTATGGTACTACTGACCAACTAGGACGAGTTCAGGCCAATAGCTATACTTTCTTGATTGCAGCCAGTGGTACAGGTTCAGTTACTATCTACAACTCTTACACGGGAGTTAGTGGAACAACAACTCTTAGTCAGACTAGTGTTCTTACTAGTGGTAATAATAACCTTTCATTTGTTACAGTGCAGCCTCTTAATACCACTACTGTTAACTTCTCTATAGCAGTTAGTGGTACTGCCACTCTCTCCGATGCAGGATTCTTCTTGGGTAGTCAGCAGGGTGCATGGGTTGCCCCACTAGTAACCAGTGGTCTAAGAATCTCAGCTGTTGCTCGAGTATTCCTACCCAATACCAATAACGGAACCTATAGATGTGGACTCTACTCTAATAGCACTGAACTAGCACACAAGCAGTTCTCTAATATTCCTGTTAGAACCTGGGTAGATATTGAAGTTCCTTTTACTCTAACCAGTGGATATGCAGGATACAATAACTTTACTGCTCGACTAACCCAGATTAATGGGCAGGGTGAGAATTATGAGATTGCTCTTCTAGGCACTTTCTACAACCCAGTAACTTGGGAATACTGCACTGATGGTTCTGGAACCAACTGGAACTATATCACTACCGGTATTAATGACCCATTTGCACTTATTAACACTAGAACACTAACTAACCAAATTCAAGTAAGAGCTACAATGCTACAAGACAGTAGTGAGGTTAGTGCTCTACAAATAGTACCCAACTATACTCAGAGCCCATATTACTCCACTACTCCCATTAACTATCTTGGAGACCCCAAGACCAATGAGTTGAGTTGGAGAAGAACTCCAGACCAAAGACCACTATTCCAACTAAGAAGTGAACTACACCCAGCTCGTTACGATATCAATACTCTAATGAATATCAGTAACCCCTACTCCCTAGACTAAATCACTTGATTTTCTAGTCAAAGTCTACTAAATTAGTAACTATGGAGTTAGATAATAAAGTATTTGTTCAGAGCAGTGAAGCTCTCAATGGAGTTCTTAGATTTTCAACTGTTGCTAGTGGAACCAGAGACCCTAGACTCTTAGATCCATATGATACCTTACGTAATAGAGACAAACTAGTTGATTTCGAGAACTTTCTAGAATCCAATGGATTGGAATTAAGTTTTCAAGATGAGCAATCTAAGCTGTTATATAATGAATTAAGTGATGTAGTAAAGGAACCTTATGAGGTTAATTCACCGTTCTTATTAAATAACAAATTATTTCCATTTCAAAATATAGGTTTGAATTTGGTATGGAATCAACTGAAAAAACCAAACTTTTCTAGAATTCTTGTTCAGTGGGATACTGGAGCCGGTAAAACACTACTAAGTTGCTTAACAGCTCAAAAACTATTTGATGCTGGTGAGATTGATAAGGTTCTAGTTTTCAGTAAGAAGATTAAGCAGTATGACTGGGAACAGGAATTCAAAAGAATGACTACCTTGGATATTGCTCGAGTGGATATTGATAGTAGAGCCAAGCGTCATAAGTTCTATGAGGAAGATGACTCACAGGTCTTGGTACTTAACTATGAGAAAGTTCGTGGTCCTAGCTTTACCAAGAAAAAAGGTGAGAAGAGAAAGACCCATGACTATTCTAGAACTGACTTAGAGCAAGTATTGAGTTTGGTTAAGGGAAAAAGACTACTGGTTATTATTGATGAGGCTCAGAAAATCAATACTGGTACTAGTCTATTAAGTGAGGGTTTTAACATACTTCTCAATGATCCCAAAGAGAATGTCAAGTGTCTTGCTCTTACAGCAACTCCTTATACCACTAGCCCACTTAATATTAGAAACATCTTTGCTACTATTCGTCCTGGTATACCCGGTGTAAGTGATATGACCCGAGACCAGTTCAAGATGCTTTATGGCAAAGAATTTGATACTTTCGAAAAGGGTTATGTTAAAGAGATCTATGTAAAGGAATGGGACCGAGCCAAACTTCCACTCCTGGGCAAGAAGCATGAAAACTGGACTCATATTGCAATGAAGAGTGACCCCACTATTGCTGCTCAGTTTCCAGAGAGTATGCCCAAGAGAATTGTCTATGAACTCTCAGAACAAGATAGAGAGATCTATAACTTTGCCGAGCAATTAGCAAAGGAAAAGTTCAACCCTGATAATCCTGTTAGTAGTTGGGCCTATATTGATACTCTTAGAATGATCTGTAATACCTCTACAGGTCTACTAAGTAGTGGTAGTAAGTTTGCTCAAGAAATTGTAGAAGAGTGTAGAGATTTAATTGATATTGCTAATAGTAATAAGTATCAACTAATTGAGAGTAGTTTGGAAACTGCCTTTGAGAGTAATGATAAAGTGGTACTATTTACCTTCTGGACTCATGGAACTCTATTCCCCTACCTTGAAGCATTAAAGGCCAAGTTCAAGGGTGTACCTATTCTACCAATTTGGGGAGTGGGTATGAAGGCCGAAGAAACTACTCATAATATTAAAACCTTTAATGGAACCAAAGGACCAGCAGTATTACTAACCAGTGATGTTGGACAGGAAGGACTTAACCTATATGCTCCCTACCTATGGAATATCGAAATTCCGAGAACGTATGCTGAGTACAAGCAACGTAAAGATCGAATCAACCGTGCAGACTCCAAGAGCAAGGGAGTTGAAAAGACATGGATCTATCGTCCAGTGGCTGTGGATACCATCGAAGAAAGAATTGATGCTAAAATCCTTAGAAGAAGAGCAGAAGCAGAAGCAATTCGTGGTCAAGTAGACGAGAATGTAGACATGGAAGACACTATTGATCTAAGCCCAAGAAGTTTGCTGTTTGGGTCTTGATTTAGAGAGTTTGTGTCTATAAAATAATCGATATAGAAAAACAGAGAGGAGACCTATGAACACTAACTGATAATATTGTTAGAGAGATAGGAAAATCTTGAGACGTTTAATTACGATTCTAGTATTGGCAATTAGTATGATTGCAAGTCATGCAGGAGCTAATACCCCAAAAGTAGTAACAACGAGCAAAGAGTTACCAAAAGTAGTTCTTAAAGTAGTAAAGAAAGTAGCAGTAAAACCGTTCTGGTTTATTCCATTAAGCGTTATGAATATGTGGGCCAAAGTCAACATATGTGAGATGGGTGGAGATTGGACGGCACAGGGTCCCGTGTATAGTGGTGGCCTAGGTATTAGAAATATAAATTGGGTCAAGTTTGGAGGACTTAAATTTGCACCCAATGCAGGAGAGGCTACACCTATGCAACAGGTATATGTAGCTCAAAAGATCGAAGGCAGTAACTATGTCCCCGATCAATATGGTTGCGGACGAGGATGGTAAGATAAGTATGAAGAAACTATTAGAAAGAATTTCTCTAGGCTTTCTGGTAACCCTATTAGTGGTTGCAGCAGTCGGAGTAATTGCTTTTGTCCCTCTACTAATTGAGGGCTTCTATTATCACAATAGTACCTGTATTGGATGGGCTCTAGTATGTAGTCTAGGCCTACCAGTATCAGGATTAATTTCTATGTTTAACACAAGGAGAAAGTAAGATGTCCGTAGTAGATAAGAAGTATGACAAGATGCAGCAAGAACTGATGGACTATATTCTATCAGGCCAGATGCACTCTACACTTATCGGTAAACTAGTTTCAATGGACTCTAGTAGTGACCCGAGTAGTATTCGGTCAGCTGAAGAGTTTGTAGAATATGTAATTACACTTCTTCAGAAAGCTGAAAAGTACGGAAGGGACAATGTAAAGTCCAAGTAGAGTTAAATAATAGAAGTGAAGGATGATTCGCTCTCTTTCTCGAAGGGGTCTCTATCTCCCTGGGAGTTGCAGTCGGTTCTCTATAACCTTGACTCCTCCCGGGGGCCCTTCTGAAATCTCTTGTTTATCTTGACTTCTGGTACTATAATAAATAGTATGCCAAGTGTAGATAAAACCATAATTGACTTTACATGGCGAGACCAAGCTGCCTGTAAGGGAGTAAGCACCCAACTATTCTTTCCCACTAGAGGAGAAGTAGTTTCTAAAGAGCTCAAGCAAATGTGTCTTGATTGCCCTGTAAATGCTGAATGCTTAGATCATGCACTTAGACATGAACACTATGGATTCTGGGCCGGTACTAGTGAAGAGCAGAGAATTAGTATCCGTAGAAAGCTCAATATAGTCTGTAATAAGCCAGAGGCTATGTACTGGATGGGCACTCGTGAAGAAAAGGCTCGTTCAGAAGCCAAACGTATGGACAAAATCAAAGGCCGTGGGCGTAAACCCGCCTCTTGTGGAACTCGAAGTGGTTATGGAGCCCATCTTGCCAAGAAAGAATCTCCTTGTGATGCCTGTAGAGAGGCTCAGAGAAAAGGTGTTACCGAATTTAATCTAAAGAAAAAGATGAAAGAGCAGGGATTGGATTATGAGTAAAGTTGGAATAGTAATTCCAGTTCTCAATAACTTTGATCAGGCATTGGACCTAATCTATAGTGCCAAGAGCAAGCATGAAATTAAGATCTACATCCAACCTCAGTGGAGATACCAAGTACCTCTAGCAGCTGCCTGGAATACAGGTTTTAAGCAGGCCACTAGTGATGGTTGTGACTACGTCATTATCGCTAATGATGATACTCTATTTGCTCCCCAGAGTATTGATCAGGCAGTAGAAGAATTCTCAACACTAGATGACAAGTATGTCCTCTATGGATTTAGAGAGGTAAAAGAAACTTTCTTTGACCCCTTTGAGATCTGCTTCTCAGGCCCTGATACAGAGTATAACTTTACTGAAGCAGAACTATTTTCTAGCTTTATGGTCAAGAGTGATTTCTTTGATCGTGTAGGTACCTTTGATGAAAACTTTGACCCATGTTGGTGGGAAGATAATGATATGCACTATCGTATTATTCTACTGGGTTATAAAGAGTATCGAAGCCATACTCCATTTGTTCACATTGGAAGTCAAACTACTAAAAAGATGAATCTTCCCATTAATTCTATCAAGAGTGGTGACTACTATCTTAAAAAGTGGGGAAGTCAAAATCGTAATTTGATAGAACAGTATAAAATACCTTATAATGATAATACCCTAACTCCTAAAGATTGGAAGAAGTTCTAATGGCCAAAGTCCGTGTACTAGCATGGGGTGACTACTGTTGCTCCACCGGTTTTGCTACTGTTATGAGTAACATCATGAGAGAGCTTGATAAGACCGGTAAGTTCGAGATTGATGTTATCGGCATTAACTATGACGGTGGTCCTTATGATACTGAGAGATTCCCCGGACGTGTATGGCCTGCTATTAGTGCATTGAGAATGCAGGGTAGTTACCAGGACTACCATGGTCGTCAGGTATTTCTAGATGCTTTAGGTGGACGTGAATACGATGTAGTATTTATTGTTCAGGATTCATTTATTGTTCAGAGTATTGTTCCACAGATTCTAGAGATTCAGAGAAATAAGCCAGTTCCATTCTCAACCATTTACTACTACCCATTTGACTGTGCTCCAAAAGAAGAGTGGGTCAAGCAGGTAGCAGCAAGTTTCGACTTTCCAGTGGCCTACACCGAGTATGCCAAGAATGAGAGTAGAAACTACATTGGACCTCTTGCTGATCGTCATGAAGTAATCTACCATGGAACCAACACCAAGGACTTCTACCCACTTGAAGATAAGGCTCAAGTAGAAAACATTCGCAAGACTCTATTCGGAGCTAATGCCAATAAGTTTATCTTCACTAACCTCAACCGTAACCAAGGCCGTAAGGATGTTAGTAGAAGCTTTATGATTCTTCGTGAACTTCTAGACCGAGGCCATGATGATGTATTCCTCTACATGCATATGCAGGAAACAGACTTTGGTGGTAGTATTATCCAGATGGCCAGAAACTTTGATCTAGAACCTGGTAAGCACTGGACTCTACCTAATCCTCAGCAGTTCTCAGCTCACAGTGGATTCCCCATTGAAGCCGTAAACCACATCTACAATGCTAGTGATGCCTATCTTACTACCACTTTTGGTGAAGGTTGGGGATTGAGTATTACAGAGGCAATGGCCACCAAGACTCCAGTAGTTGCTCCAGACAACACCTCACTCGGTGAAATTCTTGGAGACAACGAAAGAGGTTGGAAGATTCCTAGTGGAGATAACCCCAGTATGTGGATTATCAAGGAAAACGACAATGAGCGTATGAGACCACTTATGGATGTAGAAAAGGCAGCAGATGCTCTACTAGAGATCAAGGCCGGCAAGTATCCTGAAAGAGTAGAAGCAGCCTATGAATGGGCCAAGGAACTTACCTGGGAAAAAGTAGGCAAGGACTGGATGAATATCTTCACTAAGGCAGTTAACAAGAGCAAGAGTGCTCAACTTCTTAAGAAGGATACAATCCAGTGGAAGTCATAGATATTGTAACCTTCAATAACCAGACAGAGTTATTGGATCTACGTATCAATATCCTCGAAGATGTAGTAGATCACTTCTACTTAATTGAGGCCTCTAAGACCCACCAAGGCAAGTACAAAGAATGCCTTATTAGTCATGATCACCCCAAGGTATCAGTTATTACTATTAGCTTTCCAGAGGCAATGACTGGTGATTGGGACTTCGAGATGTATCAGAGAGCCTATCCGGTTATTGGAATTAAGCCGGATGACCTAGTATTAACCGGTGATCTAGATGAGATTCCTGACCCTGAGGCCGTAAAGTGGCTTAAAGAGAATATGGAGCAAGACCAGGTCTACTGCTTTAATCAACCTCTAAGTCAATACTACATTAATAATCGCAATGTAGATGAAGAATGGTATGGCACTAGAGGTTGTAGTGGCAAGATGTACTATGAACTCAATGCCCAAAAGTTGAGATTCACAGATGGACTTAGACTTCCCAATGCCGGTTGGCACTTTACCTATATTGGTGGTAAGGATGCTATTGTTAAAAAAATGACGGAAAATGCTCGTCACACTTATAGTATCCCAGAAGCATTGGAAGTATTAGAAGAGCGTATGGCCAATAATGAAGATGTATTCGGTAGAGGGTTTAGACTAGAAACTATTCCCATCGATGAAACCTTTCCAGAATATGTTAGAAACAACCAAGAGAAATTAAGGCACCTAATCAAATGACTCGTACACTAGACCTCGGATGTGGTAGTACTCCAAAGAATCCTTTTAATGCCGATGAAGTATACGGTGTAGACATCTTTGACTGGGGTAACCCCAATATTAGAATCTCAGATGTTATTCTAGATGGTATTCCATTTGATGATGACTTCTTTGATTATGTAACTGGATATGACTTCATTGAGCACATTCCTCGCCTACTCTACATCGATGGTCAACGTAGAGCACCATTTATGGAACTCATGAGTGAAGCCTGGAGAGTTCTTAAGCCGGGTGGAATTCTCAAGACTCACACCCCAGCTGTTCCCTATAGCCAAACCTTCCAAGACCCTACCCATGTTAACTTTATTACAGAAGCTACAGTTAGTTACTTTCTAATTAACGGAATGATTGAACTAGGCAATGCCTATGGATTTAAGGGCCAGTTTGAACTAGTAACTCAGCATTGGGATCCACAGGTTCCATACCACCTAGTATGGGAACTAAGAAAGGTATGAGTAATACCCCCAAGGACCTTCACTGGGCCATTAGTACCATTCTAGAGGCAGCACAACTTCCAGTTAGTCCCAAGTATGTAGCGGCCTTTCTTAACTCTGCCCAGAACCAGCAATGGATTTATGCTGTAGTGAGAAAAGCTCAACCACAAATTGGTGGTATGACCAGTACCTTCTACCTGGATGCAATCGATATCCTAACAGCCAATGGCATTAAAGTTAATCCTTATGCCTCAGGTTCGGGTTGATTTACTCTCCAGAGGCCTTTAATATATATAAATATATAAGCCTCTATAGCACAACGGATAGTGCAAAGGAGTTCTAACCCTGGGATGTAGGTTCGATTCCTACTGGAGGCACTGTTAGAAAGAGAGTAAGATATGGAACACATCTACGAAGGTCCTCAATTTGGACCCAATTGGTTCGACTTTCAAGGCCTTTATCGTGATAGAGTGGCAGAAGCTCAAGATGGAGCACACTTTGTAGAAGTAGGGTCCTTTATGGGCAAGAGTACAAGCTTCATGGCCGTAGAGATTGCCAACTCGGGTAAGAGCATCAAGTTTGATGCCATTGATACCTGGGAAGGTAGTGATGAAGAAGCACATCACTCTATGGAAGTAATCCAGGAAAAGAGATTATACGAAACCTTCATGGACAACATGAAAGATCTCTTGGACTACTGCAACCCTATTAGAACTACAAGTGTAGAGGGAGCCAAACTCTATAAGGACAAGAGTCTGGATTTTGTTCTTATTGATGCTGCACATGACTACGATAATGTGAAAGCAGATATCCTGGCCTGGATGCCTAAAGTTAAAGACGGTGGAATTCTAGCCGGTGATGACTGGGGATTTGAAGGGGTAGTAAAAGCAGTTGAAGAAACTCTCAAGGACCGTTATACTATTGAACGTAGGTCTTGGATAGTGAGGATATAATGGAGTTAAAACTAACAGTAAGTATTGGAGCCACCCTTCAGGTACGAAATGCCAAGGGAGAATGGGACTGGATTAAGCCCGAAGTGGGAGCAGAAGTAAGTCTCTGGGAGAACGAAGTGGCCAGTGCCAATCACCAGGCCATTTTTAGCGAGATGTGGGATTCTGTAGTAGGCCCTCAATTCAAGAATGTAGTTAACGATCTACTAGCAGAGCCGCTACCAGAAGGGGCCGCAGAGAGCGAATCCATTAGTGCCGAAGGCACACCACCCGACGAGATCTCTGACGAGATGATCAACAAGAACACTATAAGTGACGCCGATGAGACACCCGACAATGTGGCCGACGAGGACTACTACTAATGAAGCGCAACTATGTCGATACGCTGACCACCAACATACAGGCCCGTGTGTGCGCGATGCAATCGAACCTTCCCGCTCGGGGATGCTAGATCAATGCGCCGAGCCCAAGAACGTCACGAGTCTCAATGCCGTGAACGGAGAACATCATGAAGCGAATGTGGTGTCAGAAAATCAGGTTCGGCAATAAACAACCAAAAATTGTTGTTGTGGGAGACTTTGTTGACATACCCGCCTTGAACTCGTATGATAGACGCTACACACTGCGGTTGAGTGAACATGATCTAGATGTCCTAGACAACTTCGTTCACGAGTTTGTACCCGATGACACTTTACTAGACGAACATAGCGACAGTGTATTTCGCAGAATCTGTGATCTATGGGAACAGTTGTTAACGGACGAGCCGTAACGGAATGGTAAAGCCAAGTTTATAAAACTCCACTTTACCATTCTTCAAGAAAGAGAGATGATGTGAGCAAGACAGGAAGTGTTATCCGACTACCCAATCCGTTCTATGATGCATTGGGTTTTCAACTGTGTTTTGATAGAGTTCGTGAAGGACGAGTTCCGAGAAAGACCAAGAAGCACTTGAAGAAGTTGGCTTGGGAGCTACCTGCAGAAGAAGTAGTATGGGTTCTAGCGCAATCACCCGAGATGTTTGATGAATTTGTAAATGCATTCGTACAAGACAGAGAGAAACTATGACCAAAGTATGGTTGATGTGTAAGGGCCCTATCCCAGGTCATGCAACCCCTATGCTGCCGTACAAGATCTTTGATACACTCCCGGAACTTGATAATACATGGAAAGAGCGCAAAGTAACATCAAGCGGTATGGGTTACTTTAAGGAAGATGAAATATTTCGCTACTCTCTGGTAGAGTGGCCAGTACAACACAGGATGGAGCTATGAGAAGGGTTTTGAAGTTTCTTTTATGCCTCTTAGTTATCTGTGGGTTTGTATCTTTGGTCCATCTAATGGTTTTTGTTAAAGGCGCCACTCCAAACTATGGTACAGTGATTAATACATGGCACAATAAATCGAACTATTACTTGCGTTATTCCGACGAGGGGCAATTTTGGATAGCCGAAGTTTCTTATGCGTCGTACATTACTTGCAAAGACGGAATGATTTGGCAAGGTAAATACTCAGAGATTTGTACAAAGACAGGAGGATAAAAATTATGACCCCCGAAGAACGTAAAGCCTTACGAGAAAAGCACTATTCATCAGAATCTTTTGAGTGTTGCACCCCTGAATGTATGGCAGATGATTGTTTGTCAAACTACCCCTGTGACGTAATAAAAGCACTGGACGCAACCGAACCCGTTATCGACAATAAAGTATCGGTTAGCGGTCTAAACGACAACTTATTATCAGTTGACTGCGACCACGCCATCGCCCTCGTTCTTCGCGGAACCGACCCAGTTGGTATCAACTTCAACTACTGCCCCAAGTGCGGAGAGAAACTATGAAAATAGAAGACACAAAGTTTGACGTTGGTGATAGGGTGAGGCACCCAACTTGGGGTGAGTGTACCATTACAGGGATTGATGTGGTATATACGGTAAACAGTGGGGAAGATGATGAAGATACCTTTCTCCGAGATGAAGAATATCTTTATGAGTTGGTCCCAGTTTGCGAACACCTAACCGAAATTGCTAAAGACTGGGACTATATTACCTTCAACTACTGCCCGATTTGTGGAGAGAAACTATGACCCCCGAAGAACGCCAAGCCTTACGAGATATCCATGTAAAGGTTACTGGAACAAGTAGTGGTAAAGAAATTTCCCCTTACTGTCTCGGATGTGGCGACTATATTGAGGACGATAGACAACCATACCCCTGCGACGTAATCAAGGTTTTAGAAGACTACGAACTGCTTGAAAAGCAATACCAAATCATTTTTCAGTTGAACCAAGAACTAATGAGAAGTGGATTAGACGAATTAGATTCCAACTGTGACCATACCTATGCTAAGTCCTGCTGGTGTGACCATAAACAACCAGTCTATATTTACTGCCCCAAGTGTGGAGAGAAGTTATGACCCCCGAAGAACGCCAAGAACTACGAGAGAACCACGCTGATGCAAGTTGGTGGGATAACCCCGGTTGCAGTTGCTGTGAAGGCACACTAATTGAAACCTGTGAAGCCGGATGTATTGGGTCCCCCTGTGACGTAATCAAGGTACTGGACGAACTAGAGAGAGTGCTAGCCATATGAGCGTACTTTTTGCAGTAACAATGACGTTGGTGGCAGTAACTGCCCTAAATAATATGAGGAAACGATGAAAGCACGTTGCCGAAACTGCGGTAAGAAAATCAAACTGACACCATCAGGGCGCTCAGTGCGCATTTGGTATCACAAACGAAGCAAGGCCATATTCTGCAAGGCCCCGACCAAGGCAGAGCCAGTATGACTCCCGAAGAACGCCAAGGCTTACGAGAGAGGCACTCCAACGAAGATGGCTACTGCAATGTTTGTCGAAGCCACTACAAAGAGATGCGCATCCCCTACCCCTGTGACGTAATAAAAGCACTGGACTGGGCCGATGAAGTGCTTGAGGAACTAAAGGGCCTAACCGCCCATTTTGAGGGGATTTGGTATTGATGACCCCCGAAGAACCCTGCAAACACTTAGAAGTTATTAGGGATTATTATCCAGGATGGCAGTACGACTACTGCCCCAAGTGCGGAGAGCGAACTATGACCCCCGAAGAACCCTGCAAACACTTAGAAGTTATTAGGGATTATTATCCAGGATGGCAGTACGACTACTGCCCCAAGTGCGGAGAGCGAACTATGACCCCCGAAGAACCCTGCAAACACTTAGAAGTTATTAGGGATTATTATCCAGGATGGCAGTACGACTACTGCCCCAAGTGCGGAGAGCGAACTATGACCCCCGAAGAACCCTTAAAAACAAAAATGAATGTATTTCCATCTGTCTATTCTCTTGATGTCCCACCGGAATCAGCAGGTAATTCCATAGATGAAGAACTAAGACTAAAACATTCACCACTTGAGCTGAGCCAGGGACAGACTGAGCCTGTTCGTTATTGTCGAGGTTGTGCGGCCCCTGGTGGTTCCCTTAATATCAAATGGCCCTGTGATTTAATTCAGTTCCTAGACTATCAGGAGTCACTAAACTATCTACTTAGGAGTGGAGTATACAAGTGAGAAGTCAAGAAGAAATTAACTCAAGAATGATGCTTAATCGCATTGAAGAACTTGTACTCAATACAGTGTATGAACGAATGAGTAGAGCTAACTCAGCAATGAAAGAGGCAGGTGCCGAGAATGATTTCGAACGGGGCTTTAATGAAGGGTTTGACAGTGCCGTTGAACGTTTATGGGAAATCATCCAAGAGCATTTGGACATCATCGACTATAGGTTGGCAAAGTGAGAGAATGTAAGCACTGTGGTGAACCCATCGTACGTTATACCAGAAACGGCAACTGGGACATGATCGGGGATGACGATCCCTGGATGCATTTGAACCCACATGGTCCCCATGAAGCTGAACCCGCCGATGAGGATAACCACTAATGACTGTACTTGCTGCTGCTGTAACCAGACTAGATGGTGTAGTGATTGCTGCTGACTCTCAGATCTCCTGGGACTACAGCAAGAGCGATGAAGGCAGTGGCAAACTATGGGTTGAAAAGGACCGTAGATACATCTTTGGCGGATGTGGAAGCATACGAGCGATGCAGGTAATCCAACATTGGACCGATTGGCCCGAATTTCGTGATTATCACCGAGATGATGTAGAACGTTTTGTCATCAAAGAGATTGTTCCTGCACTTCGTGATGCACTAAGCGACCACGGTGCACTAGAGAGCTCTAAGAAGATTGAAACCTTTGGTGCCGGACTCATTATGGCCTGGGACAATCACCTTATAGCCATTGATGAAGACTTTAGTATCACTATTCCCATAAGCAACAGATGGGCCATGGGTTCCGGTGGCAGTGAGGCATTTGGTAGTCTAGGAGATGAAGGTCCCTGGACCAAGAATGATGTTATCAAGGCTGCCAAGAACGCTACAAAGACGGCAATGGGAGTAGGTGGAGACATCTATTATGTTACCAGTAAGAGTTTAGAAATTAAAAAGAGTTGATTTTCTCTTCTAGAGTTATTAACATAATTATTAGTAGATTTAGTTAAAGGAAGATTATGGACAAGTTAGTATCCAATACACATTTACTACGTGAAGTAGTTGAACCCACTTTTGAACGAAGCATTAAACCACCCACACGAACAGAAATTCGTGAACGAAGTGCCACTGATGCTGATGCTGGAGTTTTTCTAGATCTAGTAGAGGTACTGGGTACTACAGATATTAGTGAGCCTCACCTACTAGGAGCCACCGAGGTAGATTTTCTAGCTACAGAGCTTATTGCCGTACGTAATGCCAAGGATGTTATTGAAGGCCGTGAGAGTGCACTTAAGAAGTATGCTACGGAATCAATCGACATTAAGATTTCCATGCAAGGTGAAGACCCCGCTGGTGCTAGTGGATTTCTAGTTAGTGCAGAAAATGGAGTTAAACTCAGTAAGGAAGTAACCGGTGGTAAGCTTACAGTAGATGTAGAATTACTCAAGGAGATTCTATCCTTTGAAGAGTTCTCTAGTGTTACCAACCACATCACTGTAGAGCGTATGACTGTATATCCTGATGGTAAGATTTCCAAGGAATTGGAAGACTTCTATGAACTCAATGAGGATGCCTTAGAAAAGCAACTCAAGTTGGGTAACCTGGGTATGGAACAGATTATTAAAGCAACAACTCCAGGAAAGACTCGAACTGCATTCTATGTCCGATCAGCCAAGTGAGAGACAGAAATGGGAACGAGTAGTTCGTAGAGATAACGACCCAGTATTTACTATGGGTATGGCAGCAGCCTTCTTTGACCTAACACCACAGTCCTTTCGTAAAAAAGAAGAATTGGGTTATTGGGTTGAAAAGGATGGTAGTCCTATTACTATAATAAGGACTCCTGGTGGAGACAGAAGGTTCAGCTTAAACGATATTGCAAAGATTGCTCATGCTCTTAGAAGGCAGAACAAGATGACCGATAGGCAGTTGAGATTAATTACTTTGAGAGTGGATGCCTTCAAGGAACCAGTCAAGAGACATAGAAAGAAGTATCGTAAGGGATGAGAATAGCATTTACCGGTAGTCATGGAACTGGAAAGACCACTGCTGCTAAAATCTTAAGGAGGGTTCTTAATGAAGAGATGGAAGGAACTTCTATTGCTCCTCTTGGAAGTGTTACTCGTAGCGTTCTCACTTGGGGGCGTAGTGGCTCAGGAGATTCTGGACCGGTACTTTCCCCAGAAGAAAACTCCTTCCAACTAGCCTGTATCTACGAACGTAGAAAGATGATGCTGGCCAAAGGAGCCATGAGTGCTGATTATGTTATCAGTGAACGATGGGCTCTAGATGAGACCGCTTATCAACTCTACAAGGCCCGAAAGAATACTCTAGGTGGAGATGCTACTCATACCCTAAGAGTATGTCAGATGGAAATGAACTGGGAGTTTAATAACTACTGGGACCTTATCTACTTTATCCCTGCTGATGATCGTCCGGTGGAGGATGATGGAACTCGTCCGGGTAGTAAGGATTATCAACTAGAGATTGATAATACCGTTAAGGAAACTCTAAAGACCTATAAGAGAAGTCACAAGATTAAAACTATGCCTACTGATCTAGAATTATGGGAACCTTACTTTAGGAAGGAAGTCCAGAGTTGGAAAGCCAAGAAAAAGTAGACTACAATGCCAACTTTGATCGTAGTGAGCGTTTAAGAGCTGAATGGATTATCGATAAGGCCAAGAGAGCTGGAGAGAATGTAGTTAGTGCTCTAGTTACTCATATGGTTGCTAAAACTCTAATCGAGGAACTAACTGGAGAAACTCCAGAACTTGAAAAGAGAGTTCGAGTAGATAAGAGTACCCAACTTCGTGAATGGGCACTTAAGAACCTAGGCAAAGAATTTGGAACAACAGAAATTGCTAAAAGTCTTGATTGTAGCTACGATACGGCTATAAAATCAATTAAAGAGAATCCTGATTACTTTGTTAAGGTTCGTAGAGGTTACTACGGTATCCGAGATGGACTAGCAGAGCGAGAGTCCGCTAAAAAGGATAAGTAAGTGAATAAAAATAGTAAGATATTCCTAGCAGTTCCAGGAATAGTAATAGTAGTGGTATTAGCCGTTATCGGACTAATGCATTTAGTACATCCCAGTTGGGTAGGAGAGCAGTCTAGTAACTCTGGTTATTTCCAGAAAGCAATAGGACTGATTACCGATGCCCCTCATGCTAGTTCCGAGTTGTTTTACTCTTCTATTGAGAATATTATTATTCTTATGGTAAGTTATAACTGGGCTAAGATTCGTATCAAGCAAGAGCACAAGAAAATTGATGATGAGCATGGTATTAGACATGACTAAGAAGCGAGTAGGATTTGCCTGTAAGTGGATTGACCACGAAGGCCAGATTGATGGTATTGGTAGTAAGGATGAGGCCAAGTCTCTTAATACCCGTAGCCTAACTCTAACCTGGATGCAGAAAAATTTAGGCCATAAAGCCGATATGAAACTCATTGAGGTTATGGAGCATAATATTAATAGTGTTAAACTATTACTAGAGCGTACTGCTGCTCGTGATGAGATCTATCATATGGTTAGATTGGGCAGTGATCTACTTCCTCTGTATAGTATTCCTTACTGGAAAGAAATCTATCACCGTTGGGGCATTCTACAGAAGATTGAAGAAGGCTTTGGTGAGATTGGCGATTATGCTAGAAAGCATGATATTAGACTTAGTTTCCACCCTGGTGAGTTTACTGTATTAGCTTCCCATAGGGCTGATGTTCGAGAGCGTAGCCTCCAAGAGATTGAGTACCATGCCGATATGGCCTACTGGATGGGTTACGGTCAAGAGTTCCAAGATCTCAAGATTAATGTTCATATTGCCGGGCAGTTGGGTTCCTATGGTATTCAGCAAGCACTTCCTTATCTTAGTTCTACAGCCAAGAATTGCTTGACTATTGAGAATGATGAGATGTCTTGGGGTATTGATGAGAGTCTTAAACTAGAACGTGATCTTGCTCTAGTAATTGATATTCATCACCATTGGGTCAAGACCGGTGAGTATATTCAACCTGATGACCCTCGTATGCTTAGGGCAATTGATAGTTGGCGAGGTGTTCGTCCGGTTATCCATTACTCTAGTCCTCGTGAAGAGCATTTCGTTAATCATGATCCCGAAGTGCAACCTGACTTTATTGAGAGTATAGCTCGTGGTCTGCATAAGCCCAAGCTTAGAGGACATAGTGACTTCTACTGGAATAATGCTAGCAATCGTTGGGCCTGGAGTTTCCATGATGACTTTGATATTATGTGTGAGAGTAAGGCCAAGAATCTTTCTCAGCAAAAGCTTGTAGAACAGATGCAAAACAACTATAATTTAGAGCTATCCAACTAAGGAGAATTATGTCCTATAACCACTTTACCTACGGTGCAGAACTTGAATGGGCTGATATTGATATCAGAAATAAAGTTCCAGTGGAGTTGGGTAAGTTTGATGGTAAGGACGCTACTCTAGTTAACTCAGATGGTCATGCCAATGATCCCAGTGGTAAGACTTGGAGTTTTGGTGGAGAGATCAATACTGCTCCTAGTGACTCCATTGATCGTCAAGTAGAGATCTTTAAGGAACTAAAAGAACTTTATAACCCTACTATTAACCACCGTTGTAGTATTCACATTCATATTGGAGTAGAGGGTCTTAAAGATGACCTGGATGCCTTAAAGCAACTCTTTATCTATACCCAGGCCAATCAAGATGACGTTTACGCTATGATTCCACTACACGAACCTACAGCAGAAGAGTATCCAGTCAAAGAAGATTTTAAACTGGCCAAGTGGTATAAGAATCAAAGAACCTATTGGAGCAAGGCCAAAGTTCCACCAAATCGTGTAATTGATATTCTTAATTCTACAGACCCCAAGAACTTTTATGATTGCCACTTTATGTGGAATGAAAAGCTCAACCGTAGACTTTACCACATTGGAATTGTTAGAGCTGGTATTAATGTTCGAGCACTTTTCAAGTATGGAACCGTAGAGTTTAGAATCTTCCCCGGTACTACAGACCCCGAACAGTTTAGAGATATGTTTGAGTTCGCTCATATATATACCTATGCCGCTCTAAATGATCACTCGATTACAGTCAAGGATATTCTTTCTAGTGGTGAATGGAACTTCCCAGAGTGGAGCCCATTTAGTTGTGAACTTGAAAGAGGATTTAAGGCCACTAAGATCAAGTATATGGACTATCCAGACCCTAATGCAGCAGCCAAGCGTAAGAAAGCTGAAGCAGCTGAAAAGAAAAGACTTGAACAAGAGTCTGAGAACAACTAACATATAATTAATACTAGTAAGGAAAGAAAATGGATTTATATCTAGGTAGTCCTCATCGTTATATTAAGCGTGTAGGTCTAGGATATGCACTCTCTCATGAGATGCAGAGTAAAACTACTCTCGAGATCTATAGGAGTCTTAATAAACTAATTCTCGATAATGGAGCAGATGAACTAGGAGAGGGTCAAGGTGGTGCTCGTTTGGCCTACCTTGCTGGAGTTCTTAATCCCAATTGGATTATTCTTCCAGATGTTCTTCATAAGGACAAGAAGACTCGTAAGCGTGGAGTAGATTTCTATAACCAGATGAAGGATTCTGGTTACCAGGGTAAGTTTATGAGTGTTATTCAGGCCAAGACCTTGGAGAAGGGTCTAGCTAGTTATGCTTTCTGGGATGAAAGTGGAATGGTAGATCGTATTGGTGTTACCTATGATACCATGATCTCTACTGCTACTAGTGAATTACTACCCAGTTGGGGTAAGCGTTTGGGATTCTTAGAGTACCTTGCTAGTAGTTCAACCTTTACTGATGGTAATGGAACTGGAGTTCATATGTTGGGGACTCTAGAAGTAGAAGAACCCTATACCCTATTCCGTAATCCACAGTTCGAGCAGGTATTAGGTCTAGTGCAGAGTCATGATACTACAGCACCCTATGCTTGTGATACTAAGTTTATTGTAGAAAAGAATGGTATTCGATTTGGTAGAGACAAGGACTGGCCTCGTTTGGACTTTGATGCTACTTTCTCCTATGAACGAGAAGATATTATGCACTATAATGTTGCCTGCTACCTAACTGCTTGTAAGGTTCCATACGAAAAGTGGACTCAGTACCTTAGTCCTGCTAATGCTAGTTACTTCTATGAGAACCAAGGCCTAAGTGAGCACTTCTAAAAAGACCTTACTACTATTTGATGGTCACAACGTTTTCATCCGCGCCTACAGTGGCCTAATGAAGCAAGATCTAAGGAACAAAGATGGTCAAGGGACCTGGGGAGTATATGGAACTCTCAATACCCTGGCCAGTATGATTCGTAGGTATGAACCCACTCATGTACTAATTGCTTTCGATAAGGGTAGAAGTAGTAAGAGACTGGCTATTGACCCCGAGTATAAGGCAAATAGAGTCCGTAGTAAAGAAAAGAAGGCAGCCTTAAAGGACCCAGTAGAGGACTTTAGGCCACAACTAGACCTAGTATTTCAATTCTGTCTCAAGATTGGTATTCCCTACTTAAGATTAGAGAATGTAGAGGCAGATGATATTATTGCTAAAGCAGCAATTGAATTTGGTGAAGTTTTCGACCAAGTGGTAATTGTTAGTGCCGACCATGATATTCATCAACTTATTCGAGAGAATGTTATTGTAGTAAAGCCTTCTCTAAGTCAGAGTAGAGATGTTAAAGAAGAAGTCTTCAATACTCAATCAGTAATAGACCAGTGGAAAGTGGAACCCATTAGACTTCCAGAGATCTGGGCCATTATGGGTGATAAAGGAGATAATGTTCCTGGAGTTCCTGGATTAGGACCAGTTAAGGCCACTAAACTAATTGAGGAACATGGAGACCTAGAATCTGTTATTAGTAACAATGAAAAGGTCAAGGAACATGAAGAAATAGTTCGTAGGGCATTTAAGTTGATTCAGTTGGATGGAAAGGATAATATTCCATTCCCACCTCTTGGTAATCTACAGTTTAATCCAGTAACACCCACTACTCCAGTTCATGGAGATAGGTTACTTAAGTTGCTAGATCACTTTGAACTTAATAGTATTAAAGAACGATGGTTAAATGGAACTCTCTGGAGAGAGCATTCCTTAGGAAGAAAGTTAGGCAAGTAATGGATAATAGTACAGTTAACGAGATTATCAAGAGTGCTGTTGAGTATATTCAAGACCCTGAAGGCAAGAGTTTTAATAGTGTTGCTCTAGACTTATATGATCTACATCGTGAACTTAATCCAGTATACAAGAAGTATGATCGTGGAACTCTTGAGGACTGGAGAGAGATTCCTCTTATGCCTATTGGAGAGTTTAAGCGTGGTGATGTAGGACTGGTAATGAGTGAACGGATGCCGTTCCCTGGAGTAGAATTCCACAGTAGTGGTACTACCCAAGGTGATAAGAGCAAGCACCGTATGTATGATACCGAGGCCTATAGAGCAAGTATTGCTTTTGGATTTAAAGATCAGATCACTAATACTCCAGTACCTACCTATCGTGTAGTTCTACTTACTCCTAAACTTCCTAACAGTAGTCTCTACTATATGATGAGTTATATTAGTGAACTTCATGACCTTCGTGGTATTCGAGAAGAATTTGATGGTATGAATGACTCTACTAGAGTGCAGGAATTACTAACTAGTTTAACTGACGAGAGTGAACCAGTAATCTTATTTGGTACTAGTTTGGCCTTCTATGATCTCATGAAGACCATTACTTCCCATGGACTTCCTCTAGTAACCCTACCTAAGGGTTCTATGATGATTGAGACCGGTGGATGGAAGGGTAGAGATATTAATCTTACTCCCCAACAACTAACCAGTACAGTTAAAGAGCAGTTTAGATTAAACTCTGAAGATCTAATTCGTGAATACTCTATGAGTGAAATCTCTAGTCAACTATATGCCTGGGGTAATGAATCAGAGGTCAAGTATAATGCTCCTTTCTGGTTAAATGTTCGATTGGTAGATCCACTTACTCAGACTGAAGTTAAGCCAGGAGAGAGTGGAATCATCTCCTTTGTAGATATTGCTAATGTATGGAGTTGTCCTTTTATCTTGACCGAAGATATGGGTCACCTCTATAATGATGGTAAGATTGTTTTAGAAGGAAGAGCGGTTAATGCCCCAGAAAAAGGATGTAGCTTAACTTATGCGCAAGCAATGGGTAATTAATCCTGAAGTAGATATGGTCAGTGTATTGGCCCAGTTTGGTAGATTTCTAGAAGACGACTATCGAATGGCCATTGAGTCCCTGGAGATTCCTCGAGACTTTGAGGAGTATACTGAGAAGACCGGTAGAAAGTTCGTTATTATTGGAGCCAAGAGTGTTCCTGGTGCTACAGCCAAGAGTGTATTCCTATGCTTAAAGTTGGCTGGTCCAGAGAGTGTAACTGTTAAAGCTCCAAGCCTAGATGAAGGCTACTTAATTCAGAATGTAATTGATACCTATGGAGAGGGTGTAGAGTGTAAGATCTTTACTACCCATAGTGATGAACTCAAACTATCTAGTGACTGGAGAAAGGCTCTAGACGAAGCTACAGATGTAGTGGTATTTGGAGATGAGAATACTGCTGAAGTGTTTGGGGAACTAGAGAATGAACATAGAGCAGTTCATATTCATGGGCCCAAGTTTAGTTTTGGTATTATTAAGGCCATAGACCTAACTCCTAGTATGATACAGGATATCTGTTTTGACTTCTTTAGTTTCTATGGAGAAGGTTGCCTAAGTCCCAAGTTCTATGTAGTGGTTGGAGAAACTGCTATGAGAATGTGGAAAGAGATTAGTGATATTCACACAGTATTGTTTGGGAGAATGATTGATGAGTTTAGAGGTAAGCTTCCTCTAACTCGAAAGAGTGAACTAGTCCAACAGTTTCTAAGTGCCAACCTAGTGGGTAAATATACTAGACTAGAACAGTTGAACTCTCCAGAAATCTTTACTACACTATATGGTGATACTCGTTTTGTAGTAGTGGATAGTCTAGATGATCTAGATCGTTTCATTAATAAATGGAGAGATCGTATTAGTACAGTAGCAATTAATCCTGATGACGAAGATACAATTGATTATGTTGAGAGTCAGATGGTTACTCGTATTTGTGATATCGGTAGTATGCAGTTCCCGGAATTCTTTGAACAGTTTGATCCGGTTGATGACTTTGATATATATGTAGGAGATGATCGATGAAACTTGGAGACATTGTTACTGTAAAAGCCAATCTAGGCCAAATTGTTGGTAAGACCACAGATGGTAGATGGATAGTTGAATGGGCCTATAATGAAGTGGACCCATACAATGAAGAAGACATATTTGTAGTAGAAGAAGTAAGAGATGTCGGTTAAGTGTAAGTGCCCTAATTGTGGATACCCACACCTTATTGAAGAAGTAAGAAATCAAGTAGAAGAGTTAAAAAAGGAAGAGGAGTAAGTGGAATATTTAGCCCGTACAAATCCTTGGCCTTACGATATTACCATTACTGGTGCTCATGATAGTTATCTAGAGACCAAAGAATATGGTGATATGTTTGATATGGCCTGTGGTATTGCTGTAAATAATCTAGGCCATAACTATCCTGCTATTCAAAAGGCAGTGATTAAGACAGTTAATAAGTATGCTCATATTAATGTGTATGGTGAGTTTAATATCAAAGAGCAACTAAAGTATGCCGAGAGTATTAGTGAGAGATTCTCCACTTTAACCATGAGTAATGGTATGGCCGAAGAGAACAAGACCTGGTTCTGTACTAGTGGTACTGAAGCCAATGAACTTGCTATGAAGCTAGCTATGCTAAGTACAGGCCGTGAAGGTTTTATTGCTCTTAAGAATGGTTTCCATGGTCGTAGTCTTGGTAGCCTAAGTCTTACTTATAAGCCTCAATATCGTGAACCCTTTGCCGGTATGGTAAACCCAGAACTCACTAAGTGGGTTGATGTTGGTGATGATATTCCAGATGAGTTTAAGAACCGTGCAGCCTTCTTTATGGAACTAGTCCAAGGTGAAGCTGGAGTAATTGCAGTTGACCCTGAATGGGCTGAATATGTAAGCAATTGGTGTAAGAAGAATGGAGTACTTCTAGTAATTGATGAAGTACAGACAGGATTTGGACGAACTGGTACTCAGTTTGTACTAGACCAGTACCAAGGAGTCAACCCAGATATTGTTACTCTAGGTAAGGCACTAGGTGGGGGTTATCCTCTAGGAGCAGTGGTTGCTAGTGCTCAACGATGGAAGAGTATGAGTACCGATAATCCCTTCACTCACCTTAGTACCTTTGGTGGTAACCCCATAAGTGTAGCAGCAGGCAGAGAAATGTTTAAGGCCACTAGTGACCCAGTATTCCTAGCTATGGTTCGTGAAAAGGGTAGTCTTGCTGACCATGCCTTTAAGGATTGTAAAGTAGCCAGTCTACATGGACCTGGACTCATGAAGGGTCTAGTGCTTAATGAAGGTATTGATATCGATTCTGTAGTTCAAAAGATTTGGGGATACAAGGTCTTTACCGGTAGAGTTCTCTATGGAGTAGATACTATTAGACTTTATGCTCCACTTGTAGCCAAGAGTAGTGAAATAGTAGCATCTTTCCTTAAGGTTCGAGCGGCAGTTGAAGACAGTGTCCGATAACCAAGAAGAACTAGATCATGCAGAACTAATAGTTAGTTTTTGGGGACTAGAAGACAGTCTAGACCGTATTCAAGATCTACTAAGACAGATTGCTGATCTAGTAAAAGAAGATGAAAATTAGACTTGATTTAAAGTAGTAAAGCATTATACAATATAAACCTAGTAAGGAGTAAGATGAATCTCATCTCTAAAGAAATTGAGTTTGATCTCGGTCACCGAGTGAGTACTCATGGTAGTAAATGTAGGAATCCCCACGGACATCGTTATAAAGTTCGTGTAACCTGTAAGGGAGATATAATTGATGACCCTTCCCGTAAGGACCATGGAATGCTAGTGGACTTTGGTCATCTTAAGTATATTATGAATAATAAGATTCATGATGTATTGGACCATGGATTCTGTGTATGGGAAGAGGACAAGGTGCTTAGAGCAATCCTAGATGAACCCTCTAAGACCAATGATTGGAACTATATTGTTTTTCCGTATATTCCAACAGCAGAGAATATTGCTCGTTGGGCCTGGACTCAACTTCAGTATGATATTGAAGTAGAGTTCGGTAATGATTTAGAGTTGTATGAAGTAGCCGTGTGGGAGACCCCCACTAGTGTAGCCTACTGTAGAGGAGTATAGTATGCATGTATTGTTAGTATTCGTACTTCCAGCTCTATTCTTTACGGGAGTTGGATTCTTTATTCACATGTTTAGTGAAGGTATTAAAAAGGGTATTTACCAGAAGAGTGAAGCACCTAAGAAGACTACCCGAGTGGGTAATGAAGATACAGGTTGGAGAAACAAGTAATGGCTGATCTAAGATTAGTAGAGCACTATACCAGTACTCAAGGAGAAGGTCCTCGTACCGGACGAACTACTCAGTTTGTTCGATTCGCAGGATGCAATATGACTTGTGCCGGATGGCCTTGTGATACTCCATTTGCTGTAGACCCAGAAGTGTATATGAAGGACGGTGGAAGTTACAAGTGTACTCCAGAAGAACTTCTCAAGGACTGTAAGGTTCAGCGTAATAAAACTGGTGCCAATAACATCTGCCTAACTGGTGGAGAACCATTCCTTCAGCCTCAGAGCAAGATGGATGAACTAATCCTACTCCTGGTAGGTGAAGGTTTTGAAGTAGAGAGTTTTAGTAATGGTAGTTTCCTTTACTCGGATATTGCTCTTAAGAATGTTACCTTTATGATGGACTGGAAGCTAGATGGTAGTGGAGAGTCTCAAACTCGTAGAGAGAATAGAGCAATTAATGCTGCTAACCTCAAGAGCGGTAGTGGTATTAAGTTCGTCTGTAAGGATAAGGTAGACTTTGAAGAAGCTCTAGAAACCTATGACTTCCTTAAGGGTCAAGTCAAGGATGGAGTTCGATTCTGGGCCGGTAGTGCCTGGGATGTATTCCCCACCAAGGACCTAGTAGGTCTTATGTTGGAGCATCGGGTTCCTTGGAGCCTAAACGTTCAAGTACATAACTACATTTGGCCAGCAAATGAGCGTGGACGATGAAGTTGATCACTTGGAGGGGTCTTAAGGACCTAGTAGCTTATGGTCGTATGTACCGTAAGATTAATCGTATTAGTAAACTAAATAACAGAATGGAAAGTAAGTAATGTACCTCGAAGAAGGCAAGTTAGCAGTAAAGGCACTCCTGGCCTCAATGGGAGAAGATACCAAGCGTGAAGGTCTATTGGATACTCCTCGCCGAGTAGCAGAAATGTATCAGGAACTAACAGCAGGTTACGATATTGAGCCCAAGGCACTTATCGAAAAGGCAATCTTTAAAGAGGGTTCAAATGAAATGGTTATCGTCCGTGACATCCCATTCTATAGCCTTTGTGAGCACCACCTTGCTCCTTTCTTTGGTACTGCTACTATTGGGTACATCCCTAAGGGCGGTCGTGTTGTTGGCCTTAGTAAACTCGCTCGGGTACTCGATGCTTTCTCTAAGCGTCTCCAGGTCCAAGAAAGACTAGGTAGCCAGATTGCTGATACTCTCTATGACTGTGGTCTACAGCCTCAGGGTGTAGGAGTATATATCTCAGCAGAGCACCTTTGCATGGCTATGCGTGGAGTTCAGAAGCCCGGTACTAGTACTGTAACTTCAACTCTTCGTGGTAACTTTGTAGAGCCATCTGTTAAGGATGAATGGCTTCGAGCAGTTAGTGGCCGATGATGATGGGGGTCATTGACCCTCATGATGTAGTCGCAACAGGTTGCATCTCAGGAGTACGAGAAGAGAATATCCAACCCAATAGTGTAGACCTTACAGTTAGTAAGATTTATACTATTAATGGAACTCTAGTTCTTTATGCCAATAAAGAGAATCGTAGGAAGCTACCCGAGTATACGGAAATGAAATCTTTCCTATATGAAGGAGTAGAGATGTATAAACTGGAACCCGGTATTCGTTACCAAGTGGAATTTAATGAGCAACTAAAGTTAAATGATACTCTTTGTGGAATCACCTTGGTCCGTAGTAGTATGGCTAAGAGTGGTTGCACTGGAGAAAATGGATTATTCGATAGTGGCTATGAAGGAGCTTGTGGTATGATGGTTCAGGTTCAAGCCGAAAGCTACATCGAAGTTGGAGCAAGTATTGCTCAGATGATTTTCTTAACTAGTGAGACTAGTAAAACATATAATGGATTTTACCAGGGGACGAATAGTCCTATGGAGTGGAGATAATGGATAAGTTAGCACAACCCCAGGATTCAATGTTCGAAAGAAACATTGCAATCATTGCTAGTAGGCGGCATGAAGTAATGGCCTACAGTGATAGCTTTGTCTATGAAGGTTTCCTATGTGGTCTTGATGAGAAGTGGATTCAGATCTATGGACATGAAGAGGCCTCAAAGGGTGATGAAAAAGCCGAGTGGAGATTTATTCTACTAGGTCGAGACAAGCTATCAGGTATTGGTCCAACCGGACGTAGTATCTATGACTTAAGTGAGGAAACCCAAGAGTGGGTAAGTAGGAAGATCAAGACCTTCTCAGATGTTAGTGAGAAGTTCCTAAAGAGCAAGGGATTTAATAATGACGACAGTAGGAAAGAAAAGCGTTGATGGTCCTCTAAGGGACTTTGATAACGATAGTTATGATGAAGTAGTAGAAGTAGTACCGGTTAATGAGAAACCTTCTACCACTGAAGTAGACCTAGTAAAAGCTGAAGCCAAGGAACTATTGGTCTACTTTGCTAACCGTTTTAAAGAGACACAAGGATTTGATTATAATGTCGAGTGGGTTAAAGAGATTGCGATTTTTAAGAGCTACAAGGAACGTTACGGTGACGATGCTGGTCCTATGGTTGCTCTACTCTTTGATAAGTACAACTGTATCCTTAATGGACAAGTAATGACCGTTACTGCCTTTAGTAAGGGTAGTAAATGGATTCAAGATAAGTTGTATATTGAACTTCGTCAGGATATAATTAAAGAAAACGAACCTAAGCCGAACCTGGAAGGATTGATGGATAGTAATGACTTCCTCAAACGACTCGCAATTTAATTGGAGTAAGGACTATGTAGATCTTAAGTATAAGTTCCTTAGAGATGAGGAAACTGAATACTTGGAGGCCAGAAATCCCCAGTTCGAAAAGATTGGTAAGAATGGTTGTCCTAGCTGTAGTGACCGTAGTTGTGGAGAATGTAAGATTCAACTACAACTCTATAAGCACTACTTGAATGCCGGTATCGGTCTTAACTATCAGAGACTAACTTGGAGTGACTACCAAGGTGATCCAATTGCCTTAGAGATTGCTCATAGCTACTTAAATCGCCATGCTGATATGGTCAAGGGTGGAATGGGTCTTCTCTATTATGGTAGTTGGGGAACTGGTAAAACTCTACTAACTGCCCTAATGGCCAAAGAACTAGTTAAGCTAGGTTATACAGTCTACTTTGCTACCTTTACTCAAATGGTGGATGAATTCACTCGAGGTTGGGGCAGTAATGAAGATAAGGCTAGATTTGAGAGTAAGGTTGTTAAGAGTGACGTCTTCTTCCTAGATGATGTTGGTAAGGAGTTTCGTAGTAAGAACAATCTCTCTGAGGCTACCTTCGACCATGTCCTAAGACAGAGAGCATTGGATAACCGTCCTACTTTCATGACCACCAATATGAGCATCGAAGAATTAAATACCGGCTATGGAAGTGCTATCTTTTCTCTCTTGAAAGAGCGAGTGATTATACATAATATGGTTGGTGAAGACTTTAGAAGTCAAGCTCGGGATAGAACATTAACCGAGATCAGTGAAGGAACCCAGAGGAAGATCTACTAGTGGATATTGAAAAGAGTTTTGTACCGCATTTTGTTAAGTTAGATAATATTAAGATCATCTGGGATAAAGGAGTAAGGCCCGAACACTTCTTTGATGATGGAGTTCGTGAATTATTCGAATACACCCTAGAATACTATCTCAAGAGTGAGTTTCGTCAAACAGTAGATCGTGATTTTCTAGAGACCAAGTTTCCTGATTACTTTGTTAAGAACCCTTGGCCTGAAGAAGAATATTTGGCCTTAGTTCTTATTGATGAACTACTAACCAAGTATCGTAGAGCAACTACTCAGAATGTTCTACTTAAGGCAGCAAGTGAACTCGAGAAGGACCCTGAAGCCGGAATCTCTCTTGCTCTAAGTAACCTAACCAAGATCCAGAATGATACCAGTACCCGTGAACGTATTGAGATCTATGGTGATGGATACGAACGTAGAAGTAATGACTACATCGAGAATGCTCTTAATAACTCCAAGGAGAAGAGAGGTATCTACCTTGGTTGGGATGAATTAGACGAACATACCTACGGTATCCAGAAAGGTGAACTTGCTGTAGTAGTAGGTATTCCCAATGTGGGTAAGAGTTGGGTAGGTAGTGTTATTGCTCTTGAGGCAGCTCGTAGAAAGCAAAAGGTCTACTTTGCCTCTCTGGAACTAAGAAAAGAACTAACTCTTATGAGATTGGACTGCTTGGTTAGTGGAGTACCTTATACCAGATATGAACGTGGAGAACTTACTCCTAATGAACTCAAGAGACTAAAAGAAGCTCGAGAAGAAGTAATGGAGTTTGGTGAGTACCTACTTATTGACTCTCCTAGCCGTAAGAATGAACGAACAGTATTGGAACTTTATAGTAAGGCCAAGCACTGGGGAGCAGATCTAATGGTAGGAGACCAGTTGAGTTGGTTGACCACTGAAAAGAACTATGGTAGCCAGAGTAATTTCCAAAGTCTACAGATGGCCGAAGTAATTACAGATGTTGCTAGTATCAATCGAGAAATGGGTATGGCCTCAGTATGGTTGGCCCAGTTTAACCGAGAGGCTACCAAGAGCAAGAAAGGCCGTGGAGGTCTAGCTCAGATTGGTCTTAGTAGTAACATTGAACAGATTGTTGACTTTGCCTTTGGTATTGGAGCAACAAAAGAAATGAAGAGTAGTGAAGCATTGGTAATTGATATTCTCAAGAGCCGTAGAAGTGACCTAAAGAGTTGGATGATGAGCTTTGAACTAAGAGAGCAAACATCCCTTAAGATTGTGAGAGAATTTGAAGATGGTGAGTAGAATCCCGCGTAAAAAGAAAAAGAAGATGGCTAGAATTCCAATGGAGTTTAATCTATTAGAGTGGCAGGACATTAAGCAACAAGCCAAGGCCATGAACATAAGGCCTACAGAGTATATTAAGGATGCCTTGATATCATTAGCAGCAAGTGTGAAAGAAGGACAAGTATGACAATTGTACCAGACCCAATTGGCCCTAGACGATGTGCTAGTAAATATCGTGATCCCAATGGAGTTGTAGTGCCTTGTGGATATGATGAGTTCCACAGTCTTCATGAAGGAGATCCATGGCACCGAGCATATAGTATTGATGGTCATATTACTCATTCCTGGACGGTCAGTAATGTTGACTGAAGGACTTAGACTTTGGGTTGAATTGCACGCTACAGATAAAGCCCCTTGGTACCGACCCTGGCACAGAGGGTATATTCAGGCCTGTAGAGATCTATTATTTCTTGAAAAAGCTAATATAGCGATATTACCATTAGAAGAGTATAGAGCCATTGAAGGTTCTATACTGGACTATTTAGAAGCAGAGTATCCATTTCCATGATCAAGTTAAGTGATGTATTTAGAGGACTAGATGCCGAAGGAGTCCTTAGAGATCTTATTGGTGCTCATGAGATTATAGAGAACGGTAATGAGTTAATCCACTCCTGCAAGCTTCCTTTTGGGATGCATAAGAATGGAGACAGTAACCCTAGTGCCAGTCTAAATCGAGAAAGTCTTCTATTTAATTGCTTCACTTGTGGTGGTGGAAGTATTGTATGGTTAGTCCAGAACTGTCTGGATATTGACCGTGATACTGCTATTGCCGAACTCAAGAACTATGCTGATGGCCTTAAGGTAATTCCCATTGAAGAGTTTGTAGATAAACTCAACAAGATGTTTATTAATGAGGCCTCAAGTAAGTTTGATATTCCGGTCTATAATGAACGTATTCTAGAACGATGGATTATTCCTACAGATTACTTAACCGAACGTGGAGTAAGTGTAGAGGTCCAAAGAGAAATGAAGACCGGAATTGATCGAGACCGTAGAGAGATTGCTAGAGTTGCTGGGATAGAGTTACAGATTAATCTAGACCGAGTGACTATTCCTCACTTTATGAATGGGCGACTTGTAGGTTGGGTAGCTCGAAAAGTGGAGAATGTAGATGGAGTGGCCAAGTATAAGAACTCCAAGGGATTTCCCAGACAGTATGGACTCTATAATATGGATGGAGTTCGAGGCCTTAAGAAGATTTATGTAGTAGAAAGCCCTATGAGTGTATTGGTACTCAAGAGTAGAGGCATCAATAATGTTGTTGCTACTTTTGGAGCTAAAGTATCGAAACCACAATTAGAAATACTTAGAGGATTTGAGGAAGTAACAGTATTTATGGACGGAGATGCTCCAGGTCGTAGTGCTAGTCATAACCTTGTAGATGCTCTAAGAGACTTTACCCTGGTGAAAGTAATTGATACACCGGACGGTGAAGACCCTGCTAGTATGACAGTAGTACCAGAAAGTCTAAGTAGTTTTGTATATGAACTTAGCAAAATTAGTTGATTTAAAACTATTAAGAACTTATACTAGTATACGGCTATAAGCCACGAAATAAAACCAAAACCTAAACTAAAAGGAAAACTAAAATGGCACTAAAAAAAGGCATGTCAGCAGTAAAGGAAAGCCTAGAGCGTTCCCAAAATCGTAGTACTCCAAAGGACTATGTAGAGACCAATTGGTTCTACTGGAAGGGTGGAGAAACCAAGGCAGTACGTTTCTTGACTGATGCAAACGACATCTTTGTTGTTCCAGTTCACGAAAATGTTCCCTCCCACGATGGAAAGACCAAGACATTTGTTTGCCGACAGGCATTTGATGCTGCTTGTGAACTTTGTGCCGAGAAGACCTACCGACGTGATGTTGGTTATGGTGTAGCAGTTCTTCGTGAAGAAGTCTATGAAGTCCAAGAAGATGGTACCAAGAAGCTAACCGGTTACCGTGATGTAGTTAGTACCTATGAAACCGAAGAGAATGGTAAGACCGTTACTAAGAAGAAGCCATATGTGGGAATTGTTTCCCAGGGTATGCGTAACTTCTGGAACCAGATTGCTGTTATCTCCGAGAAGTATGGTAGCCTTAAGGACCGTGAGATCGAGATCATGCGTCAAGGTGCTGGTACTGATACCACTTATATGGCCTTTGCTCTAGACCCTAAGCCCATTGAGAATATTGATACTCGTTATGCTAAGTTCACTCCGGACATTGAAGGTTTCCTCAACCGAATTGGTAGTGAGGAATACTATGCCGCTCAACTACACGGAATCAAGGCCGAACCTAAGGTAGAGGCTTTTGAGACTGTAGATAGTTTTGAAGAAGATGAGTATGCTGAGGACGAGTATGTTCCTCTGGAAGAAGAGACCACAGCAGATCGTCTTCGAGCTAAGCTTCAATAAGTTTTAGAGCTCTAGTAAGGAGAGGGGCAACCCAATCTTGATGACACTCCTTACTAGGGTTCTAATTAAAGTTTGGGTTCGGTAGAGTATATTTTGGTCCGACACTGCGGTATACTCTACCGGACTCCATTTAAAGAAAGAAAATAATGTCCTTCAATGCACTAAACGATAAAGTAATCCTACAACTAGCCGAAGTAGAAGAAAAGACCGAGAGTGGACTCTTTATCCCAGATACTGCTACTCAAATGCCTAACATTGGTACTGTAGTTGCCGTAGGTCCTGGCAAGATGGCCGGTAATGGTGAAACTATCCCTACCGGTATCTCTGTAGGAGACCGTGTAATGTTCCAGCAACGAGCAGCACAAAAGATTGAGATTGATGGTGAAGAGTATCTAGTATTCCTAGCCGAGCACATTCTTGCTATTGTAGAAGAGTAGTATGAATAGTATTTACCATCAGATGTGGTTTCACGTCTTTTTTGGTATGATACTATATCAGATTGTAGCCAGTATTATTGACTACCAAGTAGTTCAAAGACTAGAAGAACGCCGTAGAAAAAGAGAACAAGATTCTCTTGATATCCCCAAAGAGTAATACTAAACTAGTAAGTAGATATGAAACTAGAACCCGAAATTAAAGGTTGTCCTCACCGAGATGTAGATCTATACTCGGAACCCCGAGATGGATTTATAGGCAAATGTTACGATTGCGGTAAGTCTATTAAGGCATCCGAAGATGAGTGATAATCTAACCCACCTCCATGTTCATACGGAGCACTCTTTCCTTGATGGATTGAGTACCGTAGAGCAATTGGTAAAACGAGTAGTAGATCTAGGCCAAGGTTCAGTTGCTATTACTGACCACGGTGAGGTAAGTGGCCACCTAAGACTCCAGAGAGAAGCCGATAAGGCAGGCATTAAGCCACTCTTTGGTATGGAAGGTTACTTTACCGAGGACCGTTGGGTTAAAGATGGTAAGAAGGGTGAGAACTATGATCATATGACCATGGTGGCCCTTAACCAGAAAGGTCTAGAGAACCTTTGGGCCTTGAGTAGTTTGGCCTATATTGAAGGTAGCTACTATGGTAATCCTCGTTTCGACTGGGAACTATTAGAAAAGTATTCTGAAGGTCTAATGGTTACCGGCGGGTGTATGGGTGGTTGTATTGGTAAGCATGTTAGTACCAATCTAGAAAAGTCTATTGAACGAATCTCTCGTTTACAAGCTCTCTTTGGTGATAACTTCTACTTGGAACTACACACCTATCTAAGTCCTGAGAGTAATAGATGGAATGAAAAGATAGCTACTATTGCTCATGATCTCTCTGTACCTCTACTGGCCGTAAGTGATGCCCACTATGCCGAACCAGATCAGTGGTATGCTCATGAACTAATGACGGCAGTACAGATGGGTAAGAATATGGAGGACCCCGATAGGTTCTCATATGGTCCTAACCAACTCTGTATCTTTAGTGAGTCTGAAACTCGTGAACGGTTGAGTTATCTTCCCGAGAGTGTTGTAGATCAGGCCATTAAGAATACAGCAGAGATTGCTGCTAAGGCAGATGCTAGAGTTCCTGAAGCTCGTAGTATGCCTGTATTCTTTGCCTCTCCAGAAATGGACGAAAGGCAACTGGTCAAGAGAGTTAATGAAGGATTCGAAAGAAAGATTCGTCCTCATGTTGATAAAAACCTTCTAGATAGTTATCGTGCTCGTTTGGATTACGAGATGGAAATTATCTGTAAGCAAGGTTTCCCCGGTTACTTCCTAACCGTACAAGATATTATTACTTGGAGTAAGAATGAAGGTTATCTTATCGGCCCTAGCCGTGGTAGTGTTGGTGGTAGTTTGCTTGCCTACTGTATGGATATTACTGAGGTCGACCCCCTCAAAGCCGGACTACTCTTTGAACGTTTTCTCGACCCCGAACGTGCTTCTCTCCCTGACATTGATATTGACTTCCCTCGTTATGAGCGTCATCTAGTTCGAGAGCATCTAGAGCAGCAGTATGGTAAGTTTAATATTGCTAGTATTGGTACTCTAAATACTCTAGGTGTAAAGCAGACCATGAGAGACCTTTGTAGAGGCCTTGCTATTGATAAGGGTGATACTGAAAAGATCTGTAATATCATTGATGATACCTGGAATATAGCGGATAAAGGTGCAGGTCACTATGGTTGGGATAAGGTTGAGGCGGCCTATAAGAAGGAACTAGCCCCCTGGAAGGTTAAGTATCCCAAGCTATTCGAGATGATGCCCGAGTTCCTAACTCACATTCGTCATGCTAGTGCTCACGCTGCTGGAGTGGTAATCTCTAAAGATAGTTTGATTGGTCGGTTACCTCTTCGTTATAAGAATGGTGATGTTAGAACCCAATTCGATATGTGGGATGTTGAGAGTCTGGGATTTGTTAAGATCGATATGCTGGGTCTTAGAACCCTAAGTACCTTAATGGATGCCTTTAAACTTATTCAACGAAACCATGGAGCAGATGCTCTTCCTCACTTCTATGAGTGGCAGTATGAATGGGAAAAGTATTATGATGACTCTGAAGTATGGGATGAGATCTGTACTGGATTTAATATTGGTAGTTTCCAGATTGAGACCAGTAACCTAAGAGGATTGGTCAAGAGATTCGAACCTAGAAGTATTGAAGACCTAAGTACCATGATTGCAGTATGCCGTCCGGGTATTACTAGAAGTCAAGATGCCAAGACCGGTCTCAACCTTCTAGAACTCTACTTGAGAAAGCGTGAAGGTAAAGTAAGAGTTACCTATAAGCACCCTAACCTAGAAAAGGTATTGGGTAATACTTATGGTACCTTTGTATACCAGGAGCAGATTATGCAGGCCTGTGTAGAACTTGCTGGATACTCTCTAAGTGAAACTGACCGTGTTCGAAAGATCATGGGTAAGATGCTATTTGATAAGATGAAGAAGGAACGAGTAATCTTTATCGATGGATGTGTTGCCCAAGGTGTAAGTAGAACTATTGCTGCCGAAGTATTCGATGAGATGCAGGCCTTCGGTACCTATGGATTTAACAAGAGTCATAGTTACGGATATGCCATGGTGGCCTATTGGACTGCCTACCTAAAGCACTACTATCCTAAGGAGTTCATGACTGCACTCTTTAGAACTAATGCTAGTGATAGTGTAACCTATACTCGTGAAGCTCGTAGAATGGGTATTCCGGTACTAGGTCCAGACATTAACGAAAGTGGAAGTAGTTATACTTTAACCAAGAGTGGTAGTATTCGATATGGTCTAAGTAGTGTTAAGTTTGTTGCTAGTGGAGCCAGTGACTTGGCCAAACTAGGACCATTCGAAAATATGGAAGACTTTGTTGCTAGAGTTCCTAGTAAAAAGATCAACAAGAGAGCAGCAATCTCTCTTATCAAGTGTGGAGTATTCGATAGTATGTGTGGAGATGCTAAAACAGCACTCTACCAATACTGGAAGGCTCGTAAAGATTTTAAGAACATAGATGGAGTTTGTAAAGATGATTGTGAACATTGCCACGGCACTCTTAACGCTTTCGATTGTTATGCTGATCTTCAAGAAGACGTTAGCAATAGAGCTCTTTGGGAGAGAGAACTACTGGGTACTCTTATTAGTGTCGACCCTCTTGGAGATTATATTAATCTCATAATCGAGGAAGATACCTTCCCGGGTGAAGACCAGATGTTTGTTGGAGAAAAGTCCATGGTAGGTGGACTAATTACCAAGATCAAGCCACTTGTAACCAAGAGTGGTAAGAATCCTGGAAGTCCTATGTGCCAGTTCTGGATTGAACTTCCCTTGGGTAGCTCAGCAGAGATCGAGGACTATGATGACCAAGATGATGAAGGTTCTTCTACTAAGGATGAGAGTATTCAGATTGTAGCTTTTCCGGATACCTTTAAGCGGGTAGGAGAACAGATTGAAGTGGGTAGTCCTGTACTTCTCGAGATTGAAAAGATGGCCAGTGGATTGAGTTTGAAAAATATCTTTAGACTAGACCTACTTAAGGAGAAAGCATAATGGATGTCTGTAAGCATGGTACAACCAGTGAATATGGTACCTTTAAACCCTACTATAGCTACTTCTGTCCGGACTGTAAGGAACGACTTATTCCTCAAGAGTCCAACCCTTGTAGTCACAATAAGAGACTAGATGGTCACTGTGTTAAAAAGGGTTGCAATGGCAAGGTTTCAACATGAGTTTCAAGCACTTCTGTAGTAGTTGCAATGTCTACTTTCATAGAGCCATAGACTTTATTAGACACAAGCATGAAGATCTTAAACCTTTAATCGATTTACTCACTGACCCAGTGGAGAAACAAGATGACTGAATACAAGAAAGCCAACTGTAGAAACTGTAAGCGTAAACTAGGGGATATTCGAGAGATTATTCAAGGCACTAGTGGAACTTGGGTACATAATAACCCCACTAACTATGATTTAAAGTGTCACCCCTTTCACCCTTATATAGCCGAACCTGAAGAAGAATGAGCAAGTATTTCGAATTAGAGCATAGTGCAATGAGACTTGCAGGAGTCCATGAAGAGGGTACCTGTATTGGAGAGTATTGCACTATTCACAACCGTAGTGACCACCATATGAGAAACCGTCCTCAAATCTGGAGATATGATAGAGGAATTATGGAACGAATCTGTACCCATGGAATTGGGCATCCAGACCCAGATGAGTATAGAGTAATTCAAGGATACGATGACGGAGTCCACGAATGTGATGGATGCTGTCAGTTGATTAATAATGAAGAAACCACTAAAATACTAGAAACTAAATAAAGGAAGATCATGGCCCGTGGCGATGAAATGGATAAGCTTATTGCTGATCTCAATAAGTTTACACCAGAAGGTAGTAAGCCTCTAGCACTAAGAGGTAATAATATTGAGAAGATTAAGGCAATTCCAACTTTCTCTCCAGCATTAGATTATCTTCTTGCTGTGGGTGGATGGCCTGAAGGTAAGCTAATCGAATTCTTTGGTAAGGAACACTCGGGTAAGAGTAGTTTTGCTTTTATGGCACTCAAGGATTGCTATGACTACTACAAGGGTGAAAAGATGGTGGCCATTATTGACCTGGAGCACCGATTTAATCCCGAATGGGCAGAGGCACTAGGACTCAAGGTAGATGAGAGTCTAATTGTAGTTCAGCCACCAGATGCTGAAACTGGAACCGATATGATGGTTCGATTAATCAAGAGCAAGCAAATCTGTGCTATTGTTTGGGACTCAGTGGGTGGAGCAGCTACCAAACACTCCATGAATGAGCTCAACGATAAGAATGATAAGATTGGTGGTAATGCTGCCGTTATGAAGAGAAACGTTCAAACAGTTGCTCCATTGGCCAATCTATATGATGTTACTGTATTCTATCTCAACCAACTTCGTCAGGATATGGACGGATATAATCGTCCTATGACTCCAGGTGGTAATGCCGTTAAGCATGCTATGAGTGTTAGAATGTACCTAAGGCCCGGAAGTGATAAATACTTCGATAAGGTCAATGGAGAAAATGTCCAGGTCGGTAACCCTGTAGTTATGAAGACCGTTAAGAATAGTTATGGTCCCCCTTTCCGTGAAGGTTGGACGGACTTCTACAATCAACCCTGCACTGCTCTAGATCACCCGGGTATTGATACTCGTAGAGACCTAGCTCGAATGGGTATTCTTCTTGGAGTGGCCAAGCGTCAAGGAGCATGGTTCTCTTGGAAGGATATCAAGGCCCAGGGTAGAGATAGTTTCTTTGAAGAGATCTGGAGTCAAGGTCGTGGAGAAGAATTTGCTCAAGAAATTACCAATACTATTAAGAATGGTAATGTTTTAGTTCTTAATGATCAAGATGATGAATACTTTGGTCGTCCTATTACGGATAGTAGTGAAGATATCCATGATGCAGAGGTATAATGGAAGAGCTTAAAGAGCTAATTGGTAAGGCACTCGGCAACATCGAGAATTATCGTAAAGAGCATCATGGTCGTGGACTATACAGCTATGATGATGGTCGTTATGATGCCTACCAGGTTGTAATGGGTTGGATTAAACTTATAGAAAGTGAACATGGGCAAGTTCCAAACTAAAATGAGTCAACGTCAAGAGCGTGAACTCGAAGCAGAATGGCCCAAGGCCAAGAGAACTATTGGTTCTGGAGCCAAGTGGGAGAAAGCTGATCTACAGACTGCCGAATTCCAGGGGATGGAGTTCATGATAGAATGTAAAAGCACTCAAAGTTCATCTTTTAGTATAACGAAAACTATTTGGAATACTGTTAAAAGTCATGCCCAGAATAAAAGTTGGTTGAGTCGTCCGGTCCTTGCTGTAAGACTATATGGTCCTACTATTGAGATGACCGAATGGGGTGAAAGAGAAAACACTCCAGAAACTCTTCCCGTAGAACTCGATGTAGTGGTTCTTGATAAAGATGACTTCTTGGAACTGTATGCTGACTATCTAAGACTCAAGGAACTAGAAAATTAATGTGGAGTTGGACTCTAGCAATTATTGGTTCCCTGGGTATTTATGTAGTAGGTAAAAAGAACATCTGGGGTTGGTTCATCTTAATGTTAAGTGAAACCCTCTGGACCATCTATGCCGTTACTACTCATCAGTATGGATTTATCTTTGCTGTAATACTCTATAGTGCCGCTTATATCAAGAGCTTTCTACACTGGAGAAAAGATGCTAGCAAATAAGTTTATTGACTTGATCTTTATGATAGTTGGTACTACAATTGTAACTGAGATTACTATGAGAAGGAAGAAGAAGGACAAGTGAGTTTCCTAGAAAGAACTCTGGCCAGTTATCAGAGTCAAGAGCCTATTACTCCATACTTGGAGCAGGCACTAATGAAGGGTGACTTTGTACCCGATGAGTATCCAGTAAAGATTTTTAATTATCCTAGAGTATTCGACAATATGTATCACCCTAGTAGTGATATTGAAGCCGGAGAACTAAAACTCTATTATAAGTTCCACCCCGAATGGAGGCCCCTATTACAAGAAGAACGAATCAGTCCAACACTCGCAATGACCTTCCAGGTCGGTTCAGCTTTTCACTCAATCATTCAGAATATGCTAATCCATTTAGGTTTCACAACCTTGGAGAAAGTAGAAGTGAGCTTCCGAAAC